ATGTTCATGACTACTCTCCAATCAATCCCACCTGTCAATGATGTATCGAATCCGCACGCCGCCGGACGTAACTCGCACCGTCTCGGCTATGTTCACTCCCCTAGACATCATCACACCGCATGCCGATTGCTCGCGTCCAGGCAGCGTGCTTTTCTTCACATGAGCCTCGATGACACTTCGCACCGGGTGAAGTTCGCTGCGAAGGCATTCCACGAACAGTCCTCCTCCCGGGCCAACGTGCGTCTCGTGGCAGCCCAGCAGAATCAATGCCACGTGCTCGCCCTGGTTCGCGTGCGTTCGTCCGTGCCACATGTGCGGAGCGAGTGACACGGCTTCCACGTCTACCCAAATTCCAGAACTAAGCCCGAACTCGGAAGGGAACGAGCCATTCGCATGCAGGTACCAACTCACTTGATTCCTGTGCTCGGGAGAATCCCATTGCAGCACCGGAGGCGCGTCGGCATGCACGGCAGTAACATGCACGACGAATGGCGTTTTTGCGTTACGTGTCTGGTACTCAATCCGTTCGGCGTTCGGTAGCACGTCTCGCGCGAACTTGTGCCATGTGATGGTGCGACTTGGGCCGTCCAACGTTGCGACCTGATTCGAACGCTTCAGGTGCGAGAACACTCCTACTCCAGTCGATTCACTCTTCGGCTTGTACTCCCACACCTTCTCTAGTTCGTCCACCAGAGCGAACCTGCGTTCAAGCGCGCTGGCAATCCCCATTCGTTCGACAAGTTTCTCTGCCTCCGCAATCTGTCCGTTCGTTGGCGCTGCGGTAGGGCGCTGGTATTGCAGCGGGTGCATTTTTTCGCTGAACTTCCGAGACACAACATCGAACGGAAGACCCGCTACGATGTCCTCTAGCAAAGTGCCAATCATGCTAGAGCGAACATGACAGAACCCAGCGGGAGCTTCGGCTACAGCGCGCCACAGGATAGCCGCTCTCTTGCGACTATCCACCACACCTTCAAGTCGCCCCTGAAGGTCTAGCAGCCACGTAGCAACGCCCAAGACTTTCTCGCTTCGGTACAGTGCATCGGATTCAAGCAGCGTCTTTGCCTGTCGAACCACGTGCGCAGGGAACTCCGCGAGCGCGCGTTTGAGAGTCTTCATGTCTTGCAGTTTCGCCGCTTCTGCTTGGAACTCGGACTGCACTGGAGAACTGAACACCAACGAACTCGGAAGCGATGCGTGCATGTGCTTCCACTCGCCTGTTTCGGGAGTACCGAGAACGGACGCGCGGGAGTAGAACACGCCGCACACGGTGGCGTTGCGCACCAACGACTCCACTGCCTTGACGGACGCGCGGAAGAAATTGGGCGCAACCTCCGAGTCCCAGATTGCCGGCATCCTGCTGCCGTCATCATTCACAACCACAAGACTCCCGAATCTTTGCACGAACGAACTGCATGCGTGACAGGTGTAGTGCTGCCTACGCTCTTCGGGAAGCGCGGCAAGGAATGACTTGAACAGAGCGCCAGCGTTCGTGCGGAACAGCGCCTTAGCTCCGCTTGTCCTGCGTTGAAACGTGGATACGAGAGACGCAAGGAACTCGTCGTATTGCTCATCGTCGCCCACGCTAAGCGTCGGCGCGTGACAGGTGCATTGTGAGCACGAGTGTCCCATGGTGCACCTCAGAACGGTATATCTTCATCGTTCGGGAAATCGTTGTGCGGCTCTTCCTGCGCCGGCTGCCGTGCCGGTTGCTGCGTCCGCTCCCTCTTCGCTCCACCGTTTCCGCCACCATTCGTTCGCGCCTCCGAGTCCTCACGCGAGCTAAGCATCTGGACATCGTTCACACGAATCTCGAGCGCCACTCGGTTCTCGCCGCTGGTGGATTGGAAGATACGCGGGACCTGGAGTTCACCGTTCACGAGCACGGGCTTGCCTTTCGTGAGATGCTGACACACCTTCTCTGCGCGCGAACCGAACCACGCGCAACTCATCCACAGTGTCTCGCCGTCCTTCTTGAACGAGCTGACACCGATCCGGAACTTGACCAGCGAGTCACCACTATCGAGCACTCTCTGTTCCGCGTCGCTTGCGAGATGTCCTGCGAACGTGCAGTTATTGTAACGAGCCATTGTATTCCTCTTTCCTCTTTCTATTCCTTGGTGCTAACTTCCGTGCTGGATGTTACCGCCTTACTGCCTTCCCCCTACCATCGACACCATACTTCACGTTAGGCTCTATTCCTCCCTCTCCCACGTAGAACGTGGCGATTCGGTATCGGTCACCATCCCACCATCGTAGGTTCAAAATTCCGCCGTCCCCCGCCGTAGCCGTGCCGCACTCCCCCGCCGTAGCCGTGCCGCGATTTCCCGCCGTAGCCGTGCCGGAGTACCCCGCCGTAGCCGTGCCGCGATTCCCCGCCGTAGCCGTGCCGCAGTCCCCCGCCGTAGCCGTGCCGGAGTACCCCGCCGTAGCCGTGCCGCAGTCCCCCGCCGTAGCCGTGCCGTACTCCCCCGCCGTAGCCGTGCCGCGATTCCCCGCCGTAGCCGTGCCGGAGTATCCGACAACTGCTTGTGAGGATATCACCTCCGCGAACCAGTGTTCCTCAGCGGCGCGACGCTCCAATGCCTCGCGTGCCCTGCGCTCCAACTCGGGATCTCCAGCGAACGTCCACTTCGGCAACCTGTCTTGGTCCACAGAGTAATGCCACGTAGACAGATTGTTGCGCGCATCTGGATTGGGCACAATCTCGATGCGCACCAAGTCACACCGTAGACCGTCCAGTGCCTCAAGCTTGTGTGCGGAGATGATGTCCTCATGCGAATTGGATGCGCACCAGAACACGTTATCCTTGGTCACAACGAACGATGCGAATTGACACATGCTCACGTTCCTTTCCTTCAGACCGAACAACCTAACCACCTCGCTTTCGCGTGTCAACTATTTTTTTCGTTATCCTGTTTTCCCCAGCGTTTTCGCGCGCATAGATGGCACGACATCGGACGCGCGCCGTGCTCGGTCGGGCGCGGAACTCCGCATCCGGTCCCTGTAATACGTCACGCGCGACCACCAATAATCGTCGCCTGGGTCGGTCGCGTGCCCGGTCTCGGATGCCAGCACGGTTGTAAGCTCGTGTTCGCCCCATCCTTCTAGTGCGGCGAGTACCGGGACGCGCGAGTGGTACGGGTCCGCTGTTGGCCCCGGTGACGTCGTGGAGCGGTCCGGTGCTGTCCCATGTCCTGACAGCAGGTAGTCCACGGTCGTGCCCAGGACGGCGGCAATACGCGCGAGCATGCTCGGGCTCGGTCTCGCTTCCGGGTTCGCCAGCGCGCGCTTTCGCAGGACAGCTATCGCCGCACCGCTCGCACCAATCGCGCGACCAAGCGCACGCTGCGATAGCCCCGCGCGGATTCGCTCCGTTTCGATGCGGTCCCAGACGATATTACCGCTCCCCGTCATTTCTGGCTTGCGTCCCGGTCGGTTAGTGGTTACGTTCATGTCCCTACTATGAATACGACGAGTGCAATCGGTTCCTGCTCAAGTGCGGGCTTCCACGGACCCTGAAGGGAACGGGCGGCAACTACGCTATTCGGTGCAAGCAGTGTCGAGACGCGGAGGCCCTTTACAGACTGGAGAACGAGTCATGAACGAACACGACAATCAAGCAAGCAAGGAAGCAGCTTCGGAAGCGACCAAGGCAAGGCAAGCACTGGTCAACTGGTGGAATTCGCAGCCCTCCGTTGGAGCGAACAAGCCTTTCATCGTCACGCTCGACGGCAAGCCGTTCGCTGGATTCGATACCCAGGAACAGGCCAAGGCAGCATCCGCCATGTACGCAACGCACAACGGAGCCAAGGCCAGCGACGCATTCAAATCGCGCAAGTGGGAGATTCGCTCGTGACTCCCACCCAGCGCGCATTCTGGTTCACATTCGCGCTCATCGCGTACCACACCGGACTTCGCGAGTGGGCTAGCTCGTGGTCCGTCAACACTACAGGGGGGCTACTGTCGTGAGCAATGTTGCCTCCCCCGTACTGGGAGCAACAACCTACGGAGTGCAGTCTGATATCTGCAACCCCGAACTATATCTTACCCCGCGCGCGATGTCCGTGCGCGAGGATAGCAACTAGCAACGAAAGGAACCTGCGCGACGACGACTCCAAATAACTAAGACAAACCACGCCCGGAGTTCAGGCCGGGCACTAAGCCGCGCTCGTCTAGTGGTTAGGACACAGGACCCTCAATCCTGGTACACGAGTTCAATTCTCGTGCGCGGTGCTAAGGAGGACATATGCAAGACACCAATCCGCATGACTGGGTTAGCAGTAGTGGTCATTACCGCAGATACGTGTGCGGCAAGTGCGGCATGATTCGACACGATGACAGCACTCCAGGCTGGCCCTCATGGTCAACATACTACGACTCAAACGGGAACGGGCTACCTCATACCGAGGAACCACCATGCGAGCGCTGGCAGCAACTCTCACTCCCCAACGTCAACTAACCGACATCTAGGAGCCAATACACCCCATGAAATTCACCATCTCTCAGTCCGCGTTCTCCACCGCAATCAACCGCGTCGCGCGCATCGCGAATCGCAAGTCGACCATGCCAGTGCTCGCGAACGTCCTGCTCGTGGCATCCGCGGACGGCGTATCGTTCACCACGAGCGACCTTCGCATGTACGCGCGCGCAACCGCTCCCGCGACCGTCGCCGCACCCGGAACCATCGCCGTCTCAGCCGCGGACCTTGCCGCGCGCGTGGCTCAACTCACGGGCGACGTCTCGGTCGTGCTGGACAAATCTCACCTCACACTCAAGGCCGGAACTCGTAAGTTCAAGCTCCAGACCATCGACGCGGAACACTTCCCGCCCTTCGCTACCATCGACGCAGCGGAGTCTTTCACGGTCGAATCCAAGCGCCTTGTCGGGCTCATCCGCGGCGCAATTTATGCGTCTTCTCTGGACGAAGCGCGCGCCTATCTCTCGCTTGTGCAGATTGAGAGCAAGGGCACGGGCGAACTCCTGGCGATGGCAACGGACGGACACCGAATCGCCATGCGCTCGCTGCCTGTCACCACACCCGCCGTGAGCATCCCTATCCCGCGCAATGCCGCGCTTGAAGTCGTGCGTGTGCTGGATTCTCTCGCGGGCTCAGTATCAGTCATGAGCGACGGCAAGCGCCTGCAACTCGACGGCGAAAACATCACATTCACCATGCAGCTTTCGGACGCGGTTCTGCCCGACGTTGCGGCAGTGCTATCCCAAGCCAAGGAAGGCGCGGCCGAAGTTCGAATCCCACGCGCGTCGCTGCTTTCGGCAATCAAGGCCGTGTCCGTGGCGAGCGATATCAAGAGCCCGGCCGTGTCACTCTCGTTCTCGGCGGGCACACTCCTCGTTAGCACCAAAGATGACGCTGGCAAGGACGAAGTCCCGTGCGAGTACGTTGGCGACGAGTTCAAGTTCTCGGTCAACCCACAATACTTCATCGAAACACTCAGCGCGTGCGAGGACGAAGAGGTGAGCATGCGAACGAACGCGCAAGGGTTGATGCCGGTATGGATGTCCGGCGATGGGTGGGAAGCGGTTGTGATGCCGCTTAGAAGCTAGTAGTAATAGGAGCAGGGATAGGACTAATAGGAGTAGGAACATGAACGTCGTAAAGATGCCCGTTTCGAATCACTCGTGGAGATGCATCGACACCGACGGCAAGCGATGCCCGCAACTTCGCACGTCTCACTTTGGAACTAGGTATATGTGTCACCCGTTCCACCCGGCAGCGTTGTTGCACGAACGCGATGGGTGCCTAGAGCGATGGCCTGAACGTGTATCGGGAGCTACGGAGGAGACCGAGTAGTGACCCAACCCCTCTACCCCATGCAGCAAGCCTGCGTTGACGCCGTTATCCGAGCGGCCAACGCGGGCAAGCGTGCGCCTCTCATCGTAGCCCCGCCAGCGTTTGGGAAGACCAGAGTGGGGGTAGAGTTCCTTCACCGCACGGAAGCCAAAGGCAACCGCGGACTATGGGTCTGTCCCAGGCGCGAGCTAGCAGACCAGACGGTCGAATCGCTGTATCGCAACGGAGCCGAGCGAGTGTCCGTGCTACGCGGTAACGACTCTCGAGTTGACCCCGATGCGAGAATCATCGTCGCGTCAATCCAAACTCTGCGCTCGCGCAAGATTCACCCAGACGCCAACGTAGTGGTATTCGACGAGGCTAGGCACTACGTAGCAAACGACTGGTTCACCATCGCGGACCACTACCGCAACGCCTACCGAATCGGGCTCGACGCTACCCCGCAGTCAACTACGGGCGCGGCAATGGGCAACCTATTCGATACCATCATCGTTGGCGCGCTACCACAGCAACTCATCGCAGAAGGAAAGCTCGTTCCGTGTCGAGTCTTCGCGCCGCCAACTGCACAGAAACAACTCGCTAGTGACCCAGCCGAAGCGTACTTGAGACTCGCACCGAATAGGCACGCTGTCATCTTCGCTGCGAGTGTGCAACACGCTGAGAACATCGCTGAGACTCTTCGTGTGCTAGGAGTGTCCGCGCGATGCATCACGGCTAAGACCAAGGAAGATGACCGTCGAGTCTGGACTGAAGAATTCAGGTCGGGTGCGGTCCGTGTCTTGGTTGGAATGGGCGTATTCGTTGAAGGGTTCGATGCGCCAATTGCTGACTGTGTGATTCTAGCTCGCCGCGTGTCCGCGCCCGGAACGCTTATCCAGATGTGCGGACGCGGCATGCGCCTGTATCCGGGCAAGGTCGACTGCCTAGTTCTGGACCTGTGCGGAGTCACCACCGTGGACGGGCTAGACATGCACCCCGACGACGACGTAATCTACTCCCTAGAAGGCAAGCCAATCCGTAGCGCGCGCGAGAACCAGGAAGACGAATTTCACGTCCGGCAGTGCCCTGAGTGTGGTGCGTGCGTGCCATTCGCAGAGTTCCGACTAAGCGTGTGTCCCGAGTGCGGGTATCGTCGACCGGGTAGACCGGACCCGCGCATTCGTAAAGCCGCGCTTGAGGAACGTGACAGGAAGTTGCGCGAGTCTCGTTCGGCTAAACTCGAGAACGGTTCGGCGTGTGTCGATTACCTAGTCGGACTCTGTAGCAAGCGCGGAAGCGTTCCGGTGCGAGGTTGGGAGTTCCAAGCGTTCTCAAAGAAGTACCACCGATTCCCGTACAAGGAAGAGCGGGAAGCGGCGCAACGATTACTAGCAGTTAGGGAGGCGCCAGCATATGCCTAATCAGCAGTCCGAGTCCACGTCACAGTCAGAATACACGTCCGAATCCACGTCCGGATTCGCGGAGTTCGTGGTCTACTGCCGACACTCGCCCGAATTCATGCGCGAGTATGACCGGCTACGCGGTAGTTCGTTCACAAGCCGCGGCATGCGCGCACTAGCCGACTTGACGAGCTGCAAGCGCGAACGTGACGAGGCCGAGCTTATGGCGTTCCTTGTGCAGTTGTGGGAGAGGGTGGGGAGGGGGAAACAATGACTCACAATGAACTCTGCGAACGCGCTGCTAGATGGTTGCAAAACACGCAGAAGTGCAGGCTCGTACTGCGCGAGGTAGTGTACTACGTAGTTGAGATTCCCGACGCGATTGGCTGGCGTTGGGGTTCGTCGATTCTCGTGGAGTGCAAGACGTCTCGCACCGACTTCGCGGTAGACGCGAGGAAGCCGTTCCGTCACGCCAATGCCGGCATGGGGGAGAAGCGATACTTCATGACCGAGCCTGGACTCGTGCGACCCGAGGAGTTGCCGATTGGATGGGGGTTGCTTGAGGTACATGAGAAGGCAGTACGAGTCGTGCGTGAAGCGGAATCACGCACGCTGGAACCAACGTACTACCGAAACGAGTTGATGCTCATGACCCGCGGGCTCCGCATGGCGAACGGGCAGGATGAGCAGCCGGTCAAGAGGAGTGCGGCGTACGTGGGAGAGGCGGAACAATGACCCCCGAAACAAGAATCCTCAACGAGATACGCGCCGACCTTGGACGAGAGAAGGACCTCGTGCTATGGCGCCTGAATCAAGGCGCGGGCGTCATGGTCCCGCGCGACGCTCTTGACAGGCTCGCAAGTGTGCTTACACTAGCAAGCGCCTTGGCCGGAGGGAAACTGGCATCGTTGCTGGACGAAGCGGGTGGAATATTACGTGATATTACCGAACGCAACTACAACCGATTCGGTCTGCCCAAGGGTGCGCCCGACCTTGTTGGCATTATCGGCGCACAAGACACGACCGGTAGCGTGTGCGTGCCAGCCACGGGCATCGCGAGTGGTACGGGTCGCTGGGTTGGTATCGAGGTCAAGTCGGCAACTGGCAGACTCTCACCCGAGCAATCGCAATTCGGGCGCGTCATCGAATCCCGTGGTGGGTTCTGGACCATGGCGCGCTCGGTGACTCAGGCGCGCGAGTTCGTGGAGCGTTGCAGAGCAATCATTAGGAGGTAGCGTGGAATCCGAAACTAGACGAGCGTATCAAGAATACCTGAACAGCAAGGCCCCGATTGTGCCGGACACAGGAATGCGTCCGGGCGCTGTGCGTGAATGCCTGTTCCCCTTTCAGCGCGACATCGTGCAATGGGCCTTGCAACGCGGCAGGGCAGCGTTGTTCGCGGACACGGGACTTGGTAAGACCATCTCTCAGCTCGAATGGGCCTCGCAAGTATCCGGGCACACTCAGGCTCCAGTGCTGATTCTTGCCCCTCTCGCAGTCGGACAACAGACCGCACGCGAGGCTCGTAAGTTCGGAATTGGTGGCGTGAAGTACTGCCGCGAGCAAACTGACATCGATTCGAACACTAGCATCGTGGTTACCAACTACGAGCGATTGCATAAGTTCAATCAGGCAGAATTCAGGGGAATCGTGCTGGACGAATCCAGCGTACTGAAGTCCTTTATGGGCAAAACCAAGCGCACTCTAGTCTCGACGTTCAAGGGCATGCGGTTCAAGTTGGCGTGCACAGCTACACCCGCTCCCAATGACCATCTTGAACTCGGCAATCACGCGGAGTTCCTTGACGTAATGGCATCCAACGAGATGATTGCCCGCTGGTTCATCAATGACACTTCCACCTTTGGCACATACCGTCTGAAGGGACACGCCGTTCGCTCGTACTGGGACTGGGTGTCGACTTGGGCTCGCATGCTCGGGCTTCCGTCTGACATGGGCTACTCCGATGAGGGATTCGTCCTGCCCGAACTGCGCATGCGCAAGCACGTGGTCGAAGTTGACATCACACAGAACAGAGGCGATAAACTGTTCCGCATCCCAGAACTTTCCGCCACCAGCTACCACAAGGAAAAGCGCCTTACTGCCGATTCGCGTTCGCGCAAGATTGCCGACTGCGTGGAGGCGGAACCGAATGAACGTTGGCTCATCTGGTGCGAGACAGACTACGAGGCGGATGCTCTCACGGCCGTCATTCCTAACGCCATTGAGGTGCGCGGCTCTGACAGCACGGAGCGCAAGGAACTGGCCGCGTTGTGGTTCGCCGGTGACGTCTGCGAGGAGTGTTCCGAAGAGTGCGCAAAGCTCGTGAGGGGCAAGACGTCCGCTGCCAATCCGGAGTTGGGGGTGTGCTCGAATTGCGGCAAGACCCTGCACCCGGCCATCATGGTTAGCAAGTCCGGAATCTTTGGGCTCGGACTCAACTTCCAAAAGTGCGCGCGCGTGGCATTCGTTGGCGCTGGGTACTCATACGAATCGTACTACCAGTCAATACGGCGTTGCTGGCGGTTCGGGCAGACGCGACCCGTTGACGTGCATATCGCACTGGCATCCACGGAGCGCGAAGTATGGGACGTTCTCATGCGCAAGGCGGCAGACCATGAGCGTATGAAGTCCGCCATGTTCGAAGCCATGCGACGGGCTCAAGGCGTGGACAGGAAACGTCGAGTACTATACAACCCACAACAAGTCATGCGCCTGCCTGAATGGCTTTTCGACCACGGCACTGATGACAGCACAGAGGAGGAATCTTGAACACCATTCCCAACCTAGACACTACCGATACCACCGACACTGCCGACACTACAGACACCACCGACACCATCCCAGCGGCTGGAGTGCAGTGCATGAAGGCAGAACACGGCAACGGGTGGATTCTGTACCATGGCGACTGCGTGGAAGTGGCAAGACAGCTACCTAGCAACTCTGTCGACTTGGCCGTGTTTTCTCCTCCGTTCTCGAATCTGTATATCTACTCAGACTCCGAACGCGACATGGGCAACTGCGTGGACGATTCCGAGTTCTTCGAAGGGTATGCCCATCTCTTGAACGAGCTATTCCGCATCATGAGACCCGGCCGTATCGTGTCCGTGCACTGCAAGGACTTGGTGAACTACAAGAACCGAGACGGCGCGGCGGGACTTAGGGACTTCCCCGGCGAGATTATCCGCGCGCACCTTGACGCTGGATTCACCTACCACTCGCGCGTCACCATCTGGAAAGACCCCGTACTCGAGATGCAGCGCACGAAGGCGCACGGACTGCTGTATAAGCAACTGCGAAAGGACTCCTCGTTCTCGCGCCAGGGACTTGCCGAATACGTCGTATCGTTTCGCAAGTGGGCAGATGAGGAGGGAACGGACGTCGAACCCGTCACGCACTCGAAAGACGACTTCCCGCTTGACCGGTGGCAGCAATGGGCATCCCCTGTTTGGATGGATTCGTGTCAGACCAAGGTGCTAAACGTGCAAAAGGCAAGAGAGGACAAAGATGAGAAGCACCTTTGCCCCCTCAGCCTGGACATCATCGAGCGCTGCGTCGGACTGTGGTCTAACCCTGACGAGGTAGTCTTCTCCCCCTTCGCTGGCATCGGCTCGGAAGGATATGGCGCACTCCAAGCCGGACGCAAGTTCGTGGGAGTCGAACTCAAGGAAAGTTACTTCAACGATGCAGTCAAGAACCTGCGCCTAGTCGAGCCCGGAGCACGCAATCAACAACTCTCCCTTTTCGAATCCACACCAGGAGGCAACCAGTGACAGAATCCGCTACAGACCACTACCTGAACCGCCTAGCGACCGAAGCGCACGCCATCTCCGTCGAAAAGGGATGGTACGAACGTTCGCGCGACGTGCCCGAACTAATCGCGCTCGCACACTCGGAACTGAGCGAAGCCCTGGAGTGCTACCGCGATAACCCGGACCCGTGCGGAGAGTCGTCTATTCGCGTCTCCGAATCCGGCAAGCCGGAAGGACTCGCCATCGAACTAGCGGACACGGTTATCCGAATCGCGGACATCTTCGGGTACTACGGCTTGGACATGCAGCGCGCGGTGGACATCAAGATGGCGTACAACCGCACGCGACCGCATCGGCACGGAGGTAAGCGGGCATGGGCGCCGTACTGTGTGACTACCCTCCCTACGCATCGCACGTTGGAGCATGCAAGGTGTCGCTTATGACGCGACAACCGACAGACCAGCACGGGGTGGGAATCGTGTACCTCGCCAGCCCGTACACGAGCACAGACCCGGCAATCGTCGAGGTTCGCTTCCACACAGTATGCCGTATCACCGGGCAACTGCTGAATCAAGGCTACCACGTCCTGTCACCCATCGTGCACTCGCACCCCGTCGCAGTCGCGTGTGAACTGCCCAAGCACTTCGAGTTCTGGCGCGATTACGACCATGCGCTTATCCAGGTGTGTTCCGAGGTATGGGTGTGCACTATCCCAGGCTGGCGTGATTCGGTCGGGGTAACGGATGAGAAGGCGTTCGCACGCAGTCTTGGAATTCCCGTGCGCTACGTCGTAGACCTCGTGGAGAGCGTTAGTGTGCAGGATGGGGAACCATCATGACCAAGAAAAGACTAGCTCGTGTCAGAGCGCTAGGCACGAAGGAACACCCCATAACCACACAGTGGCCCATCGAGATTGACGTTGGGGACACGGTTCACTTCGTTACTCTCAAATGGGCTACGAGGCTTAGGGATGACCTAATCTCGGCAATTAGATAGTATCACCTGGAACATCTTCAGGCATCTATATCCAAGGCTGCCAGCGATGCCCACTAAACCCACCTTCACCCCACCCGAACGAGTCCGCTACGAGGTCATCATCCACGATACCAAGGCGTCACTCCTGCGTACGTTTCAAGCCATCCTAGAGTGCGGCGCGCGCCTTCGTGACCAGTACAAGTTAGACGTATGGGTGCTGCTAATCGAACTCGAACCTGGACGGGAGGAAGATTTTCGCAGGCGTGTCAAGCCATTCCAGATGCGGTACTACTCCCCTACGTGGTTCGACAACGGCACGCTTAGGCCACTGTACGCCAGCCCTGACGCGGAGATTGCCGAGCGGGTGAGGAAACGGGAGGAGGCAAACAGCGCGTGGTTAGGCGGCAACACATGACCCCCCGCCAGCAAGACATCGTCAACCTAGAAAACACCATCCGTCGCTCGAGTGCGCGCCCAGCACACTACCACAAGATATACTGCCCACCCAAGCACTGCTGCCCATCGTGCGCGCTCGGACTCGAGTTCACTTCGCTCGTGGAAAAATACGAGCGCCAGATTACGTGGCTACTAGTCCTTCTGCACAAGGAAGGGCGACACCGCGACATCGAATACTGGACTTGGCAGCGCAACTACGGGTGAGTGGTTACGCTCCACTAGTGGTTACGCTCCACTAGTGGTTACGCTCCACTAGTGGTTACAACCGCTTACGTTTTCCCTTGCCTTCCGCTTACACATGTGAGGTGGAAATTTGACCTACCACGTCTTCCCAACAATACAGAGGAGTGCACAATGCCCTGGTTCAAACTAGACGATAAGGGGTGGTGTCACCCGAAGGTCATGGCGGTCGGCAACCGAGCCTTCGGGGCATGGTGCCGCGCAGGACAATGGGCATCACAACAGATGTCGGATGGGTTCGTGACACGATCCATATGCCATGCGATAGACCAAGCACCTTCAGTTTGGAGGGCCTTGGTAGAAGCTGGTTTGCTACACCCGTGCGAGGGCGGATATGTCATCCACGACTATCTGGTTTACAACCCTTCGCGTGAAGAATGTATCGCAAAACAGGCTGCACAGCGAGAGGGCGGCAGGTCTGGAGCCCGTGCCAGATGGGATAGGTCAACCCATGGGTCAACCTATAGGTCAACCCATAGGTCAACTAATGGGTTGCCGCATGACCAACCCATGACGAAAAAAATGCCCCGACCCGACCCCTATAGATCCCTCTCTTCGAGAGGGGGAAAACCTGACGATGCGTCACCTTCGGTGCCGGATGCCGAATCGGCATCCCCGCCCCCTGATTCAGATAGGTCCAGAAGAGCGTGGCAACTCTGGAAGTCCACCTATCTCGGGAGCAAGAAACGGAAGTATGGCCCGTACGTGTCAAGCGATAGGTGTGCATCGGCCATCGCTAAGGTTGCCGAACGTGCAAGGCAAAGTGCGGCGGAAGTGCCTAGTTTATCTGGCGCTGGAAACGCTTGGGAACTCGAGGGCAAGATTCTAGACCACTGGTTCAAGAACTACATGCGCGACGACGGGCACGATGGCTTTCTCGTGGAACAGCGACACGCTGTGCACTACATACTACAATCGCTACCGAAGTACGGGCTTCCCAGTAATCTAGACGTGTCGAGTACCGATGAGACACATATACATTGTGCCACTCCCGGAGGTGTGAATTGAGCGGAGATTGGAAGGGTAGTTCATCCGATGACCGCGTGCCTCCGAATGACATTAACGCGGAAGCCGCCGTGCTTTCTGCCGTGCTTATCGACCCGACCGTTCTTGACATCGCCCTTGTGGTACTTGAACCTGGACAGTTCTACAGTGACGCGAACCGTAAAATCTTCGAAGCATTCCTTGACCTGTCTGCGAACGGTCGACCGATTGACATCCTGACCGTGCGCAGTTGGCTAGCGGACCGTGACTTGCTAGAGCGCGCTGGAGGCTCGACATACCTTGCGCAGATTCTAGACTCGGTTCCGGCAGTGTCGAACATCGAGGAATATGCTCGCATTGTGCGGTCGAAGTGGCGGGCGCGCCAGATGATATCTACGTGCCAGCGAGTATCCGCAGAAGGCTACGGAGCATTCGACGTTCAAGACTACTTGGACAGGGCCGAATCGGACGTGTGTTCGATATCCGAAGAGCGCGAAACTAGGCAACCCGAACCGATTGGCGATGTCATCCGGGATAGGTTCAAGTCGCTACAGGCCAGACTCGAGGCCGGTACCGAGAACATGATTCGTACCGGGCTTGATGACTTGGACCAAGTTGTTGTAGGCTTTTCTGGTCCTGACCTAGTGTGCATTGCCGCCCGTCCTGGTATGGGGAAAACCGCGTTTGCGATAAACAACGTGGTAGTGGACACGGCCGAGAGAGGAATTGGTGTTGGAGTGTTCTCGCTTGAGATGAGCCGAGAGCAACTTACGGACAGGGCTATATGCTCCGCCGCTCTCGTGGACTCGCGCAAGATTCCACGTGGCACTCTTAGCCGAGAAGAGTGGGGGAAAATCACGGAGCAAGCGTCAAGAATATCCAAGTTGCCAATCATCGTGGACGACGAGGGGGCGATTCAACTTTCGGTCTTGCGTTCGAAGGCTAGGAGAATGGCCTCGGACTTGCGAAAGCGCGGCAACCCGTTAGGCGTAATCGTAGTTGACTACCTGCAACTCATGGGCACTTCTTCTGGCAAGGAAAGCCGTGACGAAAAGGTGGGGGCAAACAGCCGCGGACTGAAGGCGCTTGCGAAGGAACTTGGAGTCGTGGTAATCATGCTAGCGCAACTCAACCGAGACGTGGAGAGGCGCGGCAAGTCGGCTAAACCGCAACTGTCAGACCTTCGTGAGTCTGGCAGCATCGAAGCTGATTGCGACGTAATCATGTTCATTCACGGGCCAAAGGAGCAGGATGGCACTTCCGAGATTGTGGTCGGTAAGCATCGGCAGTTCGGGACTGGAGTGTGCACGGTAGCGTGGCGTCCGCAGTTCACGCGGTTCGACAACCTGGAACCGGGGCAGAAACAGGACGAGGAAGAGGGGTGGTAGCGCTATGTGGTATAGTTGTCATAATTACAACATGGTTACGCTACGTCACTTTTTGCCATCGCTCCCGTGCGTGGCACCTAGGACGAATCCTGTAACCGCCCCCACCCTAAACCATGTACGACCCGTCCCGATTCGTTCTAGGGCCATCCTCGTGCCAGTAAACGGGTGTCCTGTGGGTTGGGTCGGGTGAGGACTGGTTGCGGGCGAAAGCGGTTGACAACACGAGCGGGGTGGTTACACTGGCGAGCATGAGATTGGGAGTGGGCGGATTCCTATGATGGGGAGGAGCAAGGCGATGGCTAGCAAACTCACGACAGACGACTGCCCCGTGAAGGTTGGGGACAAGGTAGGAGTTATTCGCAAGCACGGGTGGGGAGACGACCGAGTGCATGGTCCGTACGAGGTCAAGCGCGTACTCTTACGTCCGCGCGTGTGTGTTCTTGTGGACGGCAAGGGTACAGAGATTCGCGAGGAGTGGAACTGTTCTTCCTGGGCACCGTACCCCATGCTCTGGACAGACGAACTCCGCGCCCGGATGCTTCGCGAGCGTGCGGTAGACGCACTGACTCGTCTTGCCGATTCGGTGCACCAGCGCGGGATTGAGCCGGAAGCGAGCACGGAGGATATCACGGCCGCGCATCTGGCGCTTCTGGCAGTGGTTCGGAAGGCGGAAGAAAAAGGTTGACGTATAGGTTGGCACGGGTTAGCGGGTGGTTACTGTGAGTAGAAAGCGAAAGGTATAGTGTAACATGTATGACGGAACGCTAATCAGGTGGAAACACTTCGGGGCCAAGGGCAGGAAGGCGAGCTGCTACGCTTCTATCGGCTCACGATACTGGAATGCAATGGTGCACACACGTGACCATGAGGAACAGCACGAAGACGGCGTAACGGACGCTGGCGGGTGGGGGACGACGGCGGATACCGCGATTCGGCAGGCGATGCGTTGGGCGTCGTGGATGGTGAGCCGATGAACGCCTCAGACCTAGCCCGATGCCGCGAAGCACTGGCGCTTTGGCGCGACGTGCTCGGGCCAGCGTGCGCGTGCGTGTTCGCACGCGGCGTGTCAGGAAAAGGTTAGGAGCGAGTCATGACAACCGTATTCCTAGCCGTGTGCGCGCTGGCAATACTATGGGAACTATCGGACATCAGCGCCTTGCTCAAGGAAGCAAACCAAATTACCAGGAGTAGGAAGCCATGAAGTTATCCGACGTCGAAGTTGGCAAAGTGTACCTCGCGAAAGTCTCTGGCAACACCGTGCGCGTGCGCGTGATTGGCACACGAGCGGACGGGTTCAGTGGGCGCATGAAGTGTGTGTGCGAGCGCGAGGATAACGGTAAGCGGCTCGATAAGCTGCGGAGTGCGAGTGCGCTTACTCCGGTGCGCGAGTCATGAGATGGGCGGACTACAAGCGCTACCGCGACCTTGCTGGCCCGACTGCCCTGGCGGTGTACCACTTCCCGGATCGCGGAGTGATCGTGCGCCGCCGGAGCGGGTGGTACGCGGCCAACGACACGCGATGGCAACTGGTTGGCGAGGCCCCGAACAGCGCACTGTGTCAGCCCGCCAGCGGACCGCACGCAACACGCACTGATGCGGCGATAGCGCTTCTTGGGGAACTGCCATGACCCTCGCCGTCTACACCGCGCGCATTACCTACGCCGGCCGGACAAGTTCGACATTACACGCTCGACTGCGCACAACTCGGGCGACGTGATGGGACTGCCGTGCCCTGGCGCGAGTCGTCGGGAGAATAATTCCGCTCGGGTGTTGATGCTGGTTAGCACGGTGGTTACAATGTGAATCGGAAGCGCGATTGACGCTTCCACCGCCCCGCACCCTTCGATGGGCCGGGGCTTTCGAGGTGCCATGACACGGCTTAGCCACGAGGTGACCCATGCGCCGCACGCACACAGCGATAAGGGCGCAGTCTATCACGCTTCCCGTCGGCAAAGACCGAATGGCGGGACCGGGCGAGGTGCCGAGCACCACCGGGATGATGTTGTGCCCCCTGAGCACGACGGCAGTGCACGCGGCCTGTACCCGCGTGGAGCCGGTCCAATTCCGGCAGGGGGCTCCATGCAAACGCGGCAGCTGACCAATCGCGTGACAGCCGGAGAGACGGCAACTGCACGAGTGGCGGAATGGCAGACGTACCCGGCTTAGAACCGGGCGGGTAAAACCGTAAGGGTTCAAGTCCCTTCTCGTGCACTGAGACTCGATGGCTAATACCCTGCGGACCATCCCAAGCAACGTGAACAGGTCACGTATCGAGTCTCGCTATTCACTGACACACAGGAGAGTCTATCACAATGAACTGCAAAAACCGCTACTCCGAATCCGAAGCGCGCGAGATTTATCGCCACCACGTCATCCGCCCGGACGATGGCGAGAACCCCGACCTGTTCGACCGCAAGATGCGTAACGTTCTCATCTATCGGCGGAAGTTCGGTCAAGCGGAGTACGCACTTGTCGGTCGCGGTCAGCAGTTCGGCACGAGCGCGGAAGTCACGCGCGAGGAGGTGATTCATGCTTAGCCCTGGCGTGGTTGTGGAAGGCAACGTCGCAAGTGTGTGCACAGGGTCGCACGTGCATGCTCGTGTGTGGCTCGCGCACGAACGCTGCCAGACGATTCAGGATGAGCAGTCGCAGGCTGTGCAGCGGTTCCTTCGTGACGTTGTGCGCGACTCGGACAGAGCACAGGACCGCGCACGCGAGAGGGCAGGGACGTGACCTGGTCACTCGCACTCGCCGCGTGGTTACACATTGTGGCGCGCGTGGGTTGACTTGGGTGCGTGGGTGGTTACCATTGAACTTGACACCGCCCGCGGGCGCCAAGGAGGATGAGGATGATTACTTGGATGCTGGTATGGGAAGACGAGCCAGGGAACCCAGAGTCTGCGTGGAGCGACGGCGGGCTCTACACGGATGAAGACCTTGCCCACAAGGCGGCGGAATTGTCTCGCAGGGTAGCAGCCAACCCCCCCGTGTGTGTCGCACAAGTGGACTACGGCGAGCCCGTCGAGGAACGTCGCAACTTCCTCATCGCCACCGCCGTCCGGCACCTGATCGACGTTCTCCCGCCCGGTTGCGTCCCCATGTTCGGGATGGGCGCCGGGATGACGGAGCCGAACGACGCCTGGACCGCTCTCGTCGCCGCCGTGAAAGGCAAGTCATGAGCTTCGACGCCAACGCATCCGACGAAGCGTGCCGCTGTCCGCGCTGCGGATCGTACCGGCCGTGCTACCCGTTCGGCTCCGATGACCCCTGCCTGGAGTGTCGGGATCGAGCGCGACGAACAGTGGACGTGCTCGCGCGTGAGCGGGCTCGTGACGAGGAGGAGAAGTAGATGCACTACCAGACATGCATACGGACCACGCTGTTTGCCCGTGACGAGGACGCCGAGACCGGGGAACCGATCGAAGAGCGCGATGCAAACGACGGCGATTTTCGGAAGGTTGGGTTCGTGCCTGCGGCTGAAGCTGGTGCGCTGATCGCCGGGCTGGAGTCCCAGCGCGACGCGGCACGCGCGGAGGCTGGACTGGCCGACGCCAGGATCCGCCGGGTGTCGCAGATCTTGATCGAGGAGATCGGTGCCGATGGGCCCGAGTCGGCGGAGACGACGGCGGCCCGAGCGGTGGACGCACTCCGGTCAGCCCGCGCGGCCCTAGAGCGGGTGAAGGAGCAGTGGGACGTGTTCGCCGACGAACGGGAAGAGAACGCCAACGTCCGCGCCGAGTGCGAGCGGCTCCGTGCGGACGTGGACGGGGCGACGACGGAACGCGATGCGCTGAAGGTGGCAATCCGGGATGCGCTCGCCACGCACGCCCACGTGATAGAGCCGGGGGCATGCACGGAGGCGTATTGCGCCGCCGCGCGCGCAGAGCTTGCCCACCGCGACACCAAGCCCGCTCCCCTCCCCGACGGCGTGCCGGGGGAAATATGGATCCCGCACGACGGGCACGGGCTGGCGTCCTACTGGTATGTCACCCAGGGCGTGCGGTCGAGCGAGACGTACCTCCACGCCTCCCTCGTCGCCGCCCGCGTGACCGAAGCGGTGGAGCGGTGCGCGAAGGTGGCAATGTCCGAAGCGTGCTGCACTCACGACCCGTGTGAAGGCGAGGAATGTCAGGCCGCACACAGGATCGCCGACCGCATCCGGGCGGAGGTAAAGCCTTGACCCCCGCCGACCTGGACAAGTTGGAGCGACTGATCGCAGCGGTGCCCACTGGCGAACCACCAGCGTGCGACTGCGGAAACGTGAGTGAATCCGAGCGTTGTCCGCACACGTGCGCGCAGTCCCATTGGTACTACGAGCGAGACCGCGCGCGGGTTGCGCTCCGTGACTGGATGATGGATCGCGCCCCCGCCCTCCTCACCCTAGCCCGCCGCGGCCTGCGCGCGGAGCGGGAGGTTTGCGGGAGGTGTGCGGAATGGAAGGCTATCACGTTCGACAACACGCACGCCTGTATGGTCCGGCTGAACCACGCGACAGGCTCGTACGAGCGCACCACCGCAACCGACTTCTGCGCCTGCTGGCGCGCGAAGGGAGGCGAGTGATGGGAGACGACACAATCCGCGGAGCATTCGAGCCGTTCGGGCAGCCGTACGACTCCCACATCCCGACCGACGAACGCGAGGCAATCGACCGGCAGTTGTTCGCAGCAGAACAAGCCATCTGGAAGCGCGACGAGCAGATCGCCCGGCTGGAGCGCACAAGAAACGAGGCGAACGCCGCCGTGGAGCGCCTGATGGAATCGCTTGCACGCGAAGGACTCGAACACGCTGCCACGAGGGACGCTCTCCGCGACCTCGACGCCCGGCTGGCGAGGGTGGCGCAAGCAATGGGCGAGAATGCCCCCGCAATCGCACGTCTCATACTGGTAGATGCCGCTCTCGACGGCTGGGAGCCTGCGCGATGAGCCGGAACCTTTGCTGTGCCGAGTGCCCTCACTGCGGAGGTATCCCCACACATGAGGAGGAGTCACGACCAATCACCCAGGCCGACGCTGGGGTGTACTTCCCCGAATACGAGGGGATGCTTGTTGCCAACGCACGGTGCAGGTGCGGTGCGAAGTACCTCGCATGGGTCGACGACCGCGAACGCAAAGGCGAGACGTCGCCGCGCTACTGCGACTGGCAGCCGCACTTCGACCTGTCGTATCGTAGTACGTTCAACGACAAGCCTGGAATAGACGACACATGCGATGTCGTGGACTATGACGAATTGCGCGAAGCACTAGAGACCGCGTGGGGCAAGGCCGTTGAGGAAGACGGACCGTGCCCACTATGCGGCTCACGCGAAACACTATGCGATTACCCATGCGTAGCACGTAGGCTAGGGTTCGCATGATAACAACCCAAGGAGGAACCATGACCACAACCGAACTACTCTCGAACGCAGAAGAACTCAGAGCCCGCGCACTGTCCAATCTCAGCGCGGACAAGGGAATGAGCATGCGCCAGATTCTCGCATCGCTCGATATCGAGCCCACACCCAAGGCCACGGAAGCGGTGCGAAAGGCGCTTACGGGACACGTTGACTACGAGGGAAAGACTCGAGCGCGGGTGTATTACGCGCGGCGTGCGGGACAGGGAGCGACGACGACCACGAGTCTCGAATGACACCGGACCACGTTGCGGGACTTATCGAGGCCGAACGCGACCGAGACGCAGCGCTCGATATTATCCGCGAAGCCGTGACCATGTGCTCGCGAGGTAGACAGCGCCTAAACGGACTGGGCTCGTGGTTCGAATCGTTGCGCGGGTGGGAGGATAGGGCGCGAACGTTCCTGTCTAGGGTGGACGCCGCTAACACTTGACACCGGCCCTTTGCGTGGTTATGTTATCACGCATGCAACCAACAGAACAGCCCACACATCGAGTGCTGGTGTGCGGCGCCAGAGACTATTCAGACAGTGGATTCCTGCAATTCATTCTGGATTCTCTCTATGCATCCACCCAGTTTACCACGCTGATTCAAGGCGGCGCTACCGGAGCGGATGCGCTTGCTAAGGAATGGGCAGACGCGAATGGTGTTTCGTGCGTGTCATTCCCAGCACAGTGGAGAGTCAACGGTAAACTCGACCGTAGCGCTGGACCAAAGCGCAACCAACGCGTGATTGACGAGGGCAAGTCGGACTTGGTTGTGGCGTTCCCCGGTGGGAAGGGTACAGCGGATATGGTGCGCAGAGCACGCAAGGCGCATATCAGCGTGGCGGAGGTGGAATGATAACCATCGTCGACTGCACTGCTGGACACCGCATGGCAAAGGCTTTCGAGGCGAGAGAGGATGTCGAGGTTGTCCCGCATGAATGGGTGGAGTGGACGCTACCAGTAGATTCTATTCTGCCTAGACCCAACCGACACCAAAGACGGGCAGCGGTAGCACAGGCACGTCGAGTCGGAGGCGTTCAACGTCGCATGGGGAGAGACGACCGCGCTACGCCCCCACCCCGTTCCGAACCAGGAGACACGCTGCACCAGGACGAGAACGGGGTAGTCTGGACACTTCGCGCGGACGGGACTCCGGTGGTAGCCATGTCCGAGCGCGCGAACGAACGAATCATTGGAGGCGGTAACCATGCCCTCGACTGACTGGATTATCCCCGCAGCCAACACCGTACCACGCAACGAGCTAATCGAGGCAGAGGTGTTGCGGGACTTGGCGGAGTTGCAGTCGCGCGCGACCGATAACATCCCAGCGCTATACACTCAAGCATTCCTAGAAGCCGCGAGTATTCAGCAACTACAGGAACTCACAGCGGCAAAGGAGTTGGAGTCGGACCGGGCATATAAGCGCGAATACGACCGAAGATGGCGAGCTACGCACCCGCGCACGGAAGACACCCGAGCCAAGGACGCGCGAAGAGCGAAGCGGTATCGGGCAAGGAAGCGGGCAACGGTTGCCGCTAACACTTGACAGCGGGTGGCTTGGTGATTACGATGTCTGGCACCGAAAGGAACACGACGAATGAATGTTTTCGACCTACAAGCGCTGGCGACGCGCATCCGAGAAGTGAAGAAGCACGGCGATTCGTGGCCGTTCCTTGTGTGCGGCGACGTCTTAGCGCTATCCGACCACTGGCACGACCCGGCCCTTCGTTCGACCGTGGGGAAACGCAGCATCAACGCTTGGCTTCGCGACGAGTGCAGTTGCGGGACTTGGGGGCTCGCTCGGTTCCGCAAGATGCAGGCAATCGTCGACCGACTTGGCCCGTCTATGCGGCGCGAAGGTTGGGACTGGAGAGCGGCGCAGTGGGTGCACAATAACCTGCCCAAGACCGAACTGGACGCCGTGCTGGCCCTGTATCCGTCATGGGTCAAGCAAAGCAAGTCGTGCCTCACCGAACACCAAATCAAGGCGCGCGTGTCCGAGATGCGGGAGGTCATGAAGAAGGCGGCGTAGAGCGTCGGTGTCGTGTGTTCGCTCTTGGAAGCCGCAATACGTGATGTATCCGGTTCCGGGAAGTTCCTGGGCGTGTCACGGGTTGCGCCTCCCGAGTGCGAGCGCACCGGAGCGATGGGCTCGAATGACAACGATTGTCGCGGAGCGAGCGAAACTAGTGAATGACAACGAGGGTGTCAGAGCGAGCGAATGTAATCAATGACAACGAACGTGGGAGAGCGAGCGAGGAGCGCGAATGACAACGAGCGTCTAAGAGCGAGCGAAACGGAATGATGACAACGACTACTATTGAGCGGAAGGAACAATGACGATGCTAAACGACGAACAGATTGGACAGATGACGGAAGACGAGGCGAAGGCGCTGGTGCGGAAACTCAAGCGCCGCCTCGGGAAGGCAAGCCCTTCCAAGTTGCGCAAGATTGTTCCCGCGTTCGATGACCCGCGCGAGGAACTTCGCAGCCTTGCCAAGCTCCACGCGGACATTATTCGACGCAGCGTGGCGCTGTCCAACGGCGCGTGTGACAAGACTCTGCGAGACGGGCCGCGCAAGGGAGAGACAATCGAGTGCACGCTACCGAACGACTTGCAGCGCGCGCAGCAAGCCATGGCCGACGAGTTCAAGGAGAACGCCAAGAGCTACGAGCTGACGATGGCAAAGACTTTGGAGAAGTTCGAAGTCTATCGCATCTTCTTGGACAAGGTGTTCGGGTGTGGCGTGGTCACGTCCGCTTACCTGCTTGGGCTCATTGACATCCGGCGGGAAGGACTGAAGCCGTCCGGTGTCCGTCGCTACTGCGGGTATGCCGTGGTCGATGGCAAGGCAGAACGCCGCGGCAAGCGCGATGGTTGGCTACCTGCTTGGGTGTGCAAGAATCGCGATCCTCACCCTCTCAAGAAGCCGACAGACCCGGAAGACATCCGCGTTGTCGATGGGCAGGAACAGTGGTTCGTCGCGCTCCCTATGGCATACAACGCTGCACTAAAAACACGGCTCTGGCAGATGATGTCCGCCATGTTGAAGAACGCGGCGAAGTGCACGAGCGATGCCCCCTACGGCGTTACGAACAAGTATCTCGACAGGTGGTACGACGCCAAGCATGCAGCCTTGACGGTCCAGGGGATGAAGCCGGGCAAGGCACAGTCCAAGGGCATGCGCAAGGCCATTGACCTGTTCTTGCTGGACCTCTACACAATCTGGCGCGCCATCGAAGGGCTGCCGATCTGGCCGTCCTACTACGAGCAGCAGCGCGGCTACATGCACGGCGGCGCACCTGCTGACCAGGGTTCGCGCACTTACACGGTAGCCGCCGCACTTCAATTCGTCGGCAACTTCAAAACTGTTCCGTTGCAGACTGCGCGCGAGTGGGGAGCGGCTGCCATGCTGGACACTCCCGACGACTCGGACTCCTGACGTCACGCGAAGGGTAAAGGTAGAGGGCAGTGCGTCCGCGTAACCCCAACACCGCACGCGAGTACCACACCACACCCGACCGCACAAGGTCGTGCCGCGCTCCCCGGCCTAGCTAAGCGCCTGCTGGCTGCCCTCCCCCAAACGGCGCAGGGAGCCTACTCTACATGGCATTGTCCGCGAAACTCACAAGCCTACTCGTGTTGCAGTATGCGACGGAGTCTCACGCGGCAGTAGCCTATCGCTCGTTCGCTATGCAGCTTCGTGCGCTTGGGATGCATGCCACGGCTAAGCATCTTCGCCACGAGAGCAAGGGCGAGCGCGGACACGCGGAACTCGTAGCCTCGTACCTAGAGCACCGCGGCGCTGACGTCACGCTACCTGCCACGGAAGCCGCTCAGCGCGTGTCCGGTCCCAAGGATGCGGCCGAGCGTGTACTGTCGCTTGAAGAGTCGGTTACGGCCAAGCTAGGGGCAATCCTCATGGCAGCGCAGTCCGAGGGTGACGTGCTCACGTGCGAGTTCGTGCGCCCGATGATTGCCGAACAGATTGAGGAAGAAGACGTCGCTCGTTTACTATTGGCTATCGTGTCCGCGAGCGACGACATCCTGAGCGTGGACCAGGAAATTGCCATCAAGTTTGGCGAATAGCCATGTCTCGTAAGCCCACACCTCCCGGCACGAAAGGCTCTCACGTATTCGGGGACGACCGAATCAAACGAGCCCTTGAGATGCGCGCGGAAGGTAAGAAGTTCCGAGAAATTGCGGTGGCGTGCGGATACTCGGACAAGGCGTCCGCGTTTAGAGCCATCCAAGCGGCAATGCGAGTCAAGCCCGTTGACATCGACAGCTCGATTGAAGCCGTGCGACAGGAGATGGTCGAGTCCCTGTATATGCAGATCGAGGCACTATGGTCTGCGGCAATGGCTGGCGACACCAAGGCCAACGATACGCTGTTGCGCGTCTACTCTAGGATGTCGTCGCTGCTTGGGCTAGATGCTCCGGTTAGACAGGAAGTGACTGGTAAGGACGGTGGACCGCTCGCAATCGATGACGCTCGCGCAGTTCTCGCCGAGACTATTGCGAGAGTCGCTGGCAAGCCTAACGAATGACCAGCGCGCTGAAGTCCTGTCCAAACTACCAGATTCCGTTGCAGCGTCAATAGCGTACGACTGGGGAATCTGGGCGCTAGACAAGCAAGTAGAACCGTCCGGTAGTTGGCTAATCTGGCTGGTCCTAGCCGGGCGCGGATTCGGTAAGACACGTATCGGAGCCGAGTGGATTCGTAGGCGAGTTGATTCAGGCGAGGCACGTAGAATCATCCTAGCTGGCGCTACAGCTGATGACCTTCGGGACATCATGATTGAAGGCGAGTCGGGGATTCTAGCCAAGTCGCCCCCTTGGAATAGACCGCGCTACATAGCGAACAAGAATCGGCTAGAGTGGGCTAACGGGGCCGTCGCGCTGTGCATTACTGGCGAGGAGCCGGATAGGTTCCGAGGCAAGCAGTGCGACACGTTTTGGGCCGACGAATTGGCAGCGTGGCGCTACGTGGAAGACTCGTGGCCCATGCTTCAGATGGGCTTCCGCCTGGGTACTAAGCCGCAGGGTCTAGTAACCACAACGCCACGGCCAATCAAGATAGTCAAGGAACTTCTTGCGCGGGAAGACGTAGCTGTCACTCGCGGTAGCACGTACGATAACCGTTCCAATCTAGCCAAGGCGTTCTTCGAACAAGTCGTTAGGCAGTACGAAGGCACGCGACTGGGGCGGCAGGAACTATACGCCGAAGTCCTAGACGACAATCCTGGTTCGTTGTGGAATCGCACACAACTGGATGACTTGCGTGTCAAGGCATGTCCAGAACTGGCGCGGATTGTTGTCGCCATCGACCCGGCCGTTAGCGCGAACGAACACAGCGACGAGACTGGAATCGTCGTGGCTGGCATCGGGCGCGACGGAATCGGATACGTGCTAGAGGACCTGTCTGGAATCTACACCCCCAACGAATGGGGCAATAAGGCAGTCGGCGCGTATCACAGGTGGCGAGCGGATAGGATTGTGGCAGAGGTCAACAATGGTGGCGACCTAGTGCAAGCCAATATTCGAACCGCTGACTCGAATGTTAGCTACCGAGAAGTACGTGCGACTCGTGGCAAGGCGTTGCGAGCGGAGCCCATATCTGCGTTGTATGAGCAGAGCAGGATAAGGCACGTTGGTATGCATGCGAAACTTGAAGACCAGATGTGTGACTGGAATCCAGCAGCATCCAAGCGTTCGCCGGATAGGGTCGACGCTCTAGTGTGGGCACTGACAGACCTAATGCTAGGCCCTGTTCAGTCTGGAGTAAAGGCACCCATCATTCCAGCTCGGCAATCTGTACTGAACGATAACGAGGGCTGGTAACGCACACCAGCGTGGCCCTTACAGGTAAGGAACACGATGGCAGCGACCGCAACTTCGAATAGCGCGCAAGTCCAATTCTACGGAGTTGGCGCTATGGCTGGCAGAATCAAGCCCGGCCCGGGCGTTCTCACGGGTCCGCAGCTTGCGTATCCTACCGTCCTAGAGCACTACCCATCACACTGGGGAGCCGCGCTTACGGTCGCGGCGGTCACGAGCATACTACGATACTCTGAGCTTGGGTATCGTAGAATTCTCGTGGACATGCTTGACGAATTGCTTGAAGGCGACCTTCACGCGCATGGCGTGCTCCGGAAGGTGTATGGCGGAATCGCGAATCGCGCGTGGACGATTGAGCCTGCAAAAGTCGACGACGATAACGAGCGAGACGCAGAGACGGCAGAGTTTATCGCGGAGGACGTACACAACGCGATTGCCTCTATCCCGTCGTGGTCGACGCACGTTAGTGCGATGCTCTGGGCGCACTACTACGGCACGACCGGCCGTGAGATTATGTGGCGTCGGGATAAGAACGGTTGGAGTATCGACCGGCTAGAGCGCGTGCACTCGCGGCGCATTAGTTACGACTGGGACTTCAAGCCGTTTATCCACGAAGCGGACTATGCCACTACGGGTCTGTACACGTCCGACTTCCCGGGCAAATTTGTTATCTTCGAACCGCAAGTCGTCGAGAACTATCCGACGCGGCAGGGAATCGGTCGCTCGCTTGCGTATTGGATGGCGTTCAAGCGCTTTACCGTGCGCGAGTGGCTGAATGTCTCAGAGCGATTTGGTAAGCCGTTCCCGATAATCAAGTTCTCGACACGCAACGACGGACAGCCTAGACTTGCGACGGACGATGATATCAATGTTGGTAAGGACCTCGTAGTCAAGATTGGCAAGGGCTCAGCTCCGGGCGCGATTGTCCCCGATGCACTTGACCTGCAAGTGGTCAAGGATATGGCGCATGGTGAGGGCGGCAAGTCGATTCAGTCCGCGTTCATCGACTTGTGCAACAGCGAAGAGTCGAAGGCGATTCTGGCGAACACGCTTACCACGCAGGTGGGCAGCACGGGCGGTAACCGCGCGCTTGGCGAGGTTATGGAGCGCGGTGAGGCACAACTCACGCGCGACCTTGCTAGCCAGTTCGACGACTGCGTTACGACGCAGATTATCCGTTGGTATGTCACGCTGAACTATGGCGAGGATAAGGCTCGTCGGTTCTGCCCGAAGTACGTAACGGACGTCAATGACCCGCGTGACCTTGAGCCCGATGCCAAGGTGCTAAAGATTCTGGTAGACCTAGGGCTGAAGGTCCCCGTCTCGGAAGTGCATGAGCGTTTCGGCTGGCGTGAGGCGATTGGCGACGAACCGGTTCTAGGCGCGTCCGATATGCCAGCCCCCCCCGAGACCGAGACAGAGCCAGAACCCGAGCCGGAAGGCACGGGTAAGACAGGCGAGCAAGACGGAATCCGGCCCGAGAAACAGACCGAGGCGGATAGGCGCAAGGGCAGTTCGGAAACACCACCTGGCGCAAAGCAGAAGCAAACACCAGCTCCTCCGAGCGAGGCAGCGACTAAGCAGTAAACGAGGCGTGCGGGCCAATCCGCAACGCGCGAAGGAGATTAGAACATGGCCGCACGTACTACCGCGTATCCTACCGCTTTCGATTCGTTCCCTGGTGTCCCCGACGTTGGGAACCATGACCCCATCAACGCCGTTGCCCAGGCCACTGTCGCACTCGAGAAGGTGGTTGGACTGGTACCCGCCACTGCTAGCACCGCGCTGACTCTTGCCACTGCTACCACGGTGTACCCGTCTGGCGGTTCGGTGCGCACGATTAGCTCGGTGAATATCGCCGCTGGTGTGACCATTACCGTGACTGCCGCGGGTGCGACTCCTGGACAGTATCTTACGATTGCCAAGACCGCGACCGGCGCGACTGGCACCGTGACGATTGACGGGCACGCCTTCACCACGCACAAGAAGTTCAACGCGCAGCTTCGGTTCATCAATACCGCGTGGAAGATGATCGGCTACTACGAGTACGCTTGATTCAAAACACGGAGTGCAGTCCGATACCTGCAATATAGACAGCGGATATCCGAATGACCCTAAACACGCGCCTCGCTAAGCTAGGCGAGAAGCACGCGCGTGAACTCGACGACGTAATCGAGCACTACGACGCTGAGATAACCAAGGCGTATGAACGAGCCGCGTCGCATTCGGGCGAGGCTCGGTTCACGCACCTTCGCGATTCGCTCACGGCCACGGTCCAAGCGGCGCGCACGGTCGCGAACGAACTCGGTTCGCAGCACCTCATGGCAGAGATTCGCGAAGTGCTTGGTACGCACACGCACCTTCTCGCGATTGACCTTGGCGCGCATCCTCGCAAGTCGGATATCACGCAGTACGTAACGGACGCGGTTGAACTAGCCAAGTCGAAAGCAGATTCGGAAGGCATCGAGTCGACCGCGTATCGGGGACAGACGATAGTCGAATCCGAAGCGGTTCTGTCGTACGACTCGGCTCGTAAGGATGGCGAACGTACGCTGTCCAAGATGTCCGACGAGCGTGCTAGGCGTCTTGGATTCCAGGCGGCACGCTCGGTACCCAGGGGAGTCAAGCGCGACGCTGTGGGGCTATCCACACGCGACGACGGCGGCTTTATCCCGGTTCTCGGGAAGGTTTGGAGCGCGATAAACGACAAGCGCACGTGTCAGATATGCGCGGATAAGGACGGCGAGCTTGGACTGCTCGCTCTTGATTTCGGTGGCGACTCTCCTCCGGTGCATGCGCGCTGTCGATGCGTCACGCACTTGTGGGCTGTTGCCTGGGTGAAAGGCGAGCGGGACATGCCGATTCCTACGAGAGATAAACCATACAGCTACGACGTCTCGCTGGACGTGCGCGAGGCCGAAGTAGACTCGTACCAGCGATGCATCCGTGGGTGTGTGGCTAGCGACGAGTCTCTTGACTCGCATGGCACTGTGTTGCTCGCGTCCGGTTGGGACCTGTCGCGGTATGCGAAAAACCCGGTACTGAAGTGGGGACACCACTGTTTCGGGAACCCCGCGCAGCCTGAAGACATCATGGGTACCGCGCCAAGTCGTGTTGACGGCTCGCGTCTTGTGACTGACCTTCAGTTCTCGCCCAAGGGACTGAACCCGAAAGCTGACATGGTATTCGACCAAGTGTCGTCGGGAATCGTCAGGGGGCTTAGCGTCGAGTTCAAGCCTCTCGAGTACCATATCGAAAAGGACGAGAAGGGCGACGAGACGGTAATCGTAGACCGCGCGATGCTGGCGGCTATCAGCATCGTGCCGGTACCGTCGAATCCGAACGCGCTTACTCGGGCTATGCTTGAGGGCGAAGGGGAACAGGACGACGTGCGTAAAACACCAAGTAAGGCTCTAGTTGTTGAGCCAGAGGATACCCGCGCAACGCATGATGCGGGCGCAAACGAAGGCGCGGCACGGCCGGCCAAGGAGAAAACCATGTCTGACCAGGATACCACCGTTGGTCTGCCCGCCTCGATTGCTGCATTGCTCGGGGTAGACAATGAGGAGGCCGCTCGCGGAGCGATTAGCACCCTCATGCTCAAGATTGACAACGCTGAGAAGCGTGCAATCGAATCCGAGACTCGCGCGGTCAAGGCCGAAAGCGACCTGAAGGCGCGCGTTGACGCGGAAGTGACCGCGGAAGTCGATGGGCTTATCAAGTCCAAACGCATCGATGAGAGCAAGCGCGAGGCCGCGCTGACGCTGGCGCGCGTGAACATCGGAGCGTTTCGCGAGATGTATCCCGCGCAGGCTCCCGCCGCTGCCGAAGGCCCGAAGACGGAAGTGCTGGAGCGGCATATCTCCAAGTCTCCCAACCCGCGTGTGACGGAGAAGCCCAGTCGTCCTATCGCTGAGATGCAGCGCGAGATGCAGGACAAGATTGCTGAGTTGAAGAAGGCCGGACTCAACCACGAAGAGGCGCATATCCGCGCTCTTGAGTATTTCATGACTCGCCCCGAGGCGAAGTAAGGAGCAACCAGATGAGCACGAACGTTGCTGTTGACTCCGCTGAGAGGCGGAGCACTGTTACCTGCTACAACGTCGGGACCAACGGAGCCATCAAGAATGGCGACTCTGTCCAGTTCCGAGTTACTGGCGGAACCAATCCGCTTATCATCGCCGCGAATCTCGCTGGCGCAACGGCTGGCACTGTCACCTATGCGGGTGGCGTCGCCCTCGCCTCTGCTGCCACTGGCGGCACGTTTGCGTGCGTGGTTCTGGGCGCTGCGCGCGTGACTGCGAATGCCACGTTTGCTCACCTGCGTACCCCGCTGGGTCTGACTGTTGGCACTGCCGGTATTCGCGGCAGAGTCACGGCGATTACTCCCGCGGCTACGGCCGGGACTATCGCCTACACGCACTTGGGGTACAACCTCACGTGCACGACTGCCGCTGGGCAGGAAATGCTCATCATGGTCAATCCGTCTCCGCTTCGGTAACCGGAAGACCACAGAAAGGATACTGCAATGGATTCCGATTTGGTCAAGGTTCAGGATGTCGGCGGCGGTGGCGCGTACACTATCGATGAGTACAACCACACAGTCCGCTATCACAACGGCAAGGTCGTGGACTTCCGCGAGGTGGACTGGTCTCTGATTCAGGACCAGCTTGACCCGTGGGCGAAGCGAGATATCACTGTCAGCAACGTGCACGTGAATACCGCGCTGGCGAACTTCCTTGTCGGCTACGGCTCGCAGATGCAGGACGCGATTGCGGACATCGTGTGCCCGCCGTTCCTGGTTGACAAGGCCAGCAACACATTCTTCACCGTCAGTGCGAACGATAAGTTCCGCGATGTCGACTCGACGCTTGCGAGCGAGAGCGACCCGGTGAAGGAAGTCGGCCCGAACATGTCGACTGACACGTACAACACCGTTGCATACGGTCTTGGTACGTTCATTCCGCAGGGCGTTGTCGCGAACGCCGACGCGGTTGTCATGCCCATGGTTCGCGCTCTGTCGCGTGTCATGAACGCCATGACGATTGCTCGCGAGAAGCGTGTCTATTCGGCGCTCACGAACTCGACCACGTTTACTGGGTACACCACCACGCTTACGTCGTCGAACTTCTGGGATACCTACGCTGGTACCCCGACCGCTTCGGACCCGGTTGCGAACATCTACACCGCAATGGAGTCTGCCCTCAAGCCTATCACGCATATCGCCATGAGCGAGAAGACGTGGCACAGGTTCGTTGGCAACCCGAACGTTGCGAAGTACTCCATCTACGGTTCGACCGACGCGCAGGCGTTGGCGCGCGACCCGCAGGAACTGGCGCGACGGCTCGGTTTGGACGGCGTTCAGTTCGTCATCTCCAAGATGCGTACTGAGGCAACCACGGCGGGCGTTACCACGAAGTCCTATCTATGGGCTGACTACTGCACCTTGCTGTCGATTCCGCCCGGTGCTGACACGAACGGTGAGCAAGTTCCGACCGCACGCACCTTCCGGTGGGACAAGAACGGAGCCGCGCGTCAGTTCGGCGGATTCCGTATCCGCGAGTGGGAAGACCCGAGCCGCGGTCAGGACGGTGGGCGCAAGCTCGCCGTGCTGTGCAATGACCACGAAAAGGTGGTTGCCGCTCCGACCGGTCACGTCATCATCAACTGCTGGTGATACTAGCACGGATAGACTCGCTAGCCCGTAGCATATATGGCTGCTTTCGTAGCCTATAGTGCCACGGGCTAGCGTTTCTTCCGCATCTAGACCAACGGCGTGCAGGCCGATATCTGCAACCGTATCTCACGCATGGGAGGGAGAGGCACAATGGCACGACACTCATACGGCAGGCCCGCATATTCTGCGAGTATCGAAACTGCCGATACACAGGAGGGAAGCGACATGGGTCAGGATACCACCAAGATTCCGAACACGATTCCTGAGCAGGCAGAGGCGCCTAAGCCCGCGCCCGCTCCTAGTCACCTTCGCTACGTTGCTGTCCGCGGCTGCAACTACGTTACCAACGTGGGGCAGAACAAGCACGCGGAACGTGGCGAGGAGATGAAGGATATTAAGCCCAGTGACGCAAAGGAACTGTGCGAACTTCATGCAGCGCTTGCTTGTGAACCTCGAGTGATTGAGGCGCTTCACACGCTTAGCAGCCTCCCTCCCGAGGACGTGGCTATCGTCAAGTCCGCGATGGGTCTGCTCTAATCCGAATAACGTGCAGTCGGGTGTGGTCCACGCTCTGTCGTGGAAGGGGTCACGATGGGTAGCATCATCTCACAGGCTGGCGGGTCGGGTGCAACGGGCGACCTAACACTCGCCTTGGGCAATACCCAGCTCGCCATTCTGTGCGGTGAGGCTACGGGCGGAACCATCTCTTCGTCAGTCGTTACGTGGGTGATTCAGAACGCAGAAGCGGAAGCGTGGTCCTTGCTAGGACCGGGATTCACTGTCCCGTTCGCCACTGCCGCTACCGAGCGAATCGTCAAGGGCGCGACGACGGATATCGCGGTGCAATGGCTGTATAAGCGCAAGCCAGACTTTCGCACTCAGACCGGCGACACTCCAGTCCAGAAGCAATACGATGCGGCAGTCAAGGTGCTACAGGACATTCGCTCGGGCGAGCGTTCGATGGACGACGACTCGCAAAGCGCGCTATCCGGTGGAGTGGTGTACTCGACCATAACGAACTTCATCACAGACGATAACGAGGGCTCGAGTTCGCCTAGTGGCGGGTTCTAATGCACCATATTACCACAGTCGGCGTGCAGGCCGATATCTGCAACTAATGCTGGTCAGGATAGAGGCTAACAAGTTCCTCGAATCGCTCAAACAGACGAGAGAGAATATTGACTCCTACGGTCTTGTAGCGTGGAATCGCGCGCTAGAGGATTCGAAGGAAGCCATGCACCAGCACGGCTACCAGAACAAGACCGGGAAACTGACGGCCTCGATGAAGTCGAAGTCCTCATCGAAAAAGCAGTTTGCGTGGACTGGCACCATCACAATCAGCGCCACGTACGCGCAGTGGGTGGACCAAGGCACCGGTATCTACGGCCCGCTTCACATGCCAATCCGCCCGCGGGTTGCGCCCTTCCTTCGTTTCTTTTGGGACAAGACCGGGCGCATCGAATACATGCGTAGCGTGCGCGGGATGAAGCCTGCCAAGTTCTCGCAGATGGCAATCGAGCGGTTCCTAGCCGTGGCGCATTCCTACGTTCAGGCGGCAGTGGATTCGGCTTCTCGAAGCTAACAGGAGATAACCCGTGACCTATCGCTACGATAAGATGGGCGCGGTGACTGTCCCTGCCACGGGCTCGGTCGCAACGGGTGGCACGCTAATCACGCTGCTAGACCCTACGATTGAATACCTGCTAGCCGCGTTCAAAGACGTAATCAACGGCAAACTCGGTAGCGTGTGGGCGGCTGGTGCGTCGCAGATATCGCGCACGGGTTCGCCTGTCGTTGGGACGTACAATCAAGAGCCGCTTCCGATGCTGGCAAAGCGCACGTGGCAGTGGCCTGCGCTGTTCATGTGGCGTCAGAAAGAGCGTCTGTTCAAGCGCACACAGGTCTATCGCTGTGCGGAGTCGGAAGGTAAACTACTGTATGTCTTGCCTCCGCTACCGTATGAGACAGCGAAGCGCCTGCACCCGATTCGTGTTGGCGTGCGAACGGCTCTAGACCTGTTCATCGAGCAGTATGGCGACCCTGGCGTGAACAGCGGCGCTGACCCGATGGCGGCAAAGAACATCGAGTCATTCGAGTTCGTGTCAGACGAATACGCTTGGCTAGCGGGCGACGCAATCGAGTCGCCGCACGCTATGCTAGAGTTCACGTGGCGCATGCGTGAGCGGCAGTCCTTCGTGGATGCGAACTACTCCCCGCTGGAGTACGTGATTACCACGGTAGAAGCCGCAGACGAGCGACCGGCTACGAGCGCAACGTCTGGCGTGGACGTGTCTACTATGTACTTCCCTATTCCTGGTAGCACTGCGGCTAGCGGGTTCACTCCTGGGTTTAGCGCTGGATTCCACTAGGTGCCATAAAGGAGTGCAGTCCTATACCTGCAACCACTAACCATGACTGACACCGCACGCACCGAATCCCAACTCCTGGCGCTATGCCCCGACAATACCAGCGGAGCGATTAGCCCGCAGGACTTGCGCGACCTGATTGCATCCGTGCAGATTCACGGTCCGGGAGTGTATCGGGACCAGCTAGGTGACGCTGTTGCATCGTCTAGGGGAGTTGGAGCGATTGTCACTGAGAAGTATAGGAACACCGCGTTTGAGTTGCCGTTCATGCGAAACAACGCGGATACGTGGATTCAAGCGGAGTACCAGTTCAATCACGACTGGTGCGCGAGTGGTAGCGTGTACCCGCATATCCACTATATCCCGTGCGGCACTTCGGGGACGGTGAAGTTTCGCGTTACGACTCAGTGGGCGATTCACGGTCAGGCGTTCGCGTCGGCCGGTTCCGCTACTGTGTCCACGTATGCTCTAACGCTAACCGCTGGGACGAAGTACATCGACTCCGTGTATGCGTTCAATGCCGCAGCTGTTCCGACTGCCGCCAACGTGTCTAGCAAGTTGTTCGTCAAGATTGAGCGACTTGGTGCAAGCGATGTGGCGGACACCTATCAGGGCAGCAAAGACCACGGCACCGCACAAGCAAACTTCGGTGTGACCTACACGGACACGCACTACATCATCTCGCGCGCTGGCACTGAGACGCAGGGCGGGTACGGATAACAGTCAGCGCACCATAGGAAGGGCAAACAATGACACTCCAAGCACTGCGGGTATTGCCCGCATCGGACAAGCTCGTACTCAATATCGAGCACGCGCAAGCCACTGGACAGCGTAGATACGTCGGGCGCAATGCGATTCCCGCATGGGAACTCAGCGACCTTCCGCAAGACTGCCCTCGACATGAGGCTAGCGCGGACTTGCTGAATCCCGGCGACCGCAAGATGCCGCACTACGCATTCCCCGAGAGTGGTTCGCCTGAAGTGGTCCCCAACATTCCGTACTACAGAAAGTGCGTGGCTAAGGGCGACCTGATTCCAGCGGACGAAGCGACGGCGCGCGAGTGCGGAGTGGCATTCATCAGTGCGCCGACCAAGACAGCAAAAAACCAGAAGTGACCGGGACAACGTTACCGGCAACGCCACAACCGATAGGAGCAAAGCATGGGGACTCTCAACTTGGCAGTCACAGGACTAGCCAGTAACGACCCGGTTCCTGGTTCGTACATCGAAGTTCTTTTCGGGCAAGGCGAGAGTGCCGGTAACCCGAACACGCCGCGCGTGTTGTTCATCGGACCCAAGACCAGCGCCGGCTCTGCTACTCCTGGGTCACAGGTGTATCAGCTGGGTTCGGTGCAGGACGCGATTACGTACTTCGGTACGGGGTCGAAGATTCACCGAATGATGCGCCGGTTCGTGGAGCAGTGCAAGAGCGCGCTGTGCTACGGTATCGCCCCCACCGAGAGCGCTGGCGCGGCTGCCACTGGTAGCGTGCACTTCACTACCACGTCCACGGGCGCTGGGTTCGTTCAGTTCACGTTGTGCGGCGAGTCTGTTCAGACGTCGATTGCCAAGTCTACGACTGTGACCGCGGCTGCTACGGCACTGAAGAACGATATCAATCTGATGACGCACTGGCCCGTTGTGGCTACCAGTTCCGCCGCAACGCTGAAACTGGCGGCGCGAACGAAGGGCACGGATGGCAACGCGATTCGATACCGAGCCAGCGTGTCTAGCGGACTAGGCATGTCTGCTACGGCTGCGGCGGCTGCAATGAGCGGCGGCGCGACCGACGAAGTCTTCACTACCGCTTGCTCCACGATTGAGCCTGACCAGTACGATTACCTCGTTCCCGGCGCGAACGTGCTACTCGCCACTAGCGCGCGCGTGCTTGCGCTCAAGACGCAGGTAACGACTCAGGCGCAGCCGCTCACGGGTATCCGCCAGCAGATTGTGATTGCACACGGTGGCTCGCAGTCCACTGCTGTTTCGTTCGCGGCAGGCACCGCTGTAGGCAATAGCCCGCGCGTGTCGATTGTGTGGCAAGAGAATCCCGAATGGGAGCCTATGGAGATTGCCGCGCACGTGGCTGGACTCCGGTACGCTAAGGAGATTGCCAATCCGGTTGTGAACTACGACGGATACGGCAAGGGCGTCAACGATGCTCTGAATATCCCGAAGCAGTACTCGACGGCAGACTGGCCGACTCGCAGCGAGATTAGCGCGGCTATCAGTGGTGGTATGTCACCGATTGCCGTTGCCGGTGGTTCTCGCACGTATATCGTTCGTATGTGCACGGCGTCCACGGACGTGCGTGTGCGCGATACGGCGAAGGTAACGTGCGCGGATAAGTTCGCTGCGGACCTCGGCGCTCGCTATCAGTCGCAGTGGACGGCAGCGAACGTGCAGGATGACCCGTCGAACGATAACGTGCAACTTGCCCCGAACGTGTGCACGCCAAAGCGCTTGAAGGACTTGACTATCAAGCCGTTGTATCTGTTGTACTCAAGCAACGGATGGCTTGACAGCGCTCGCACGCTCGACGCAACCACTGGCGACCTAAGCGCGTGCACGACCGGAATCGACCCGCAGAACGCCACGCGAATCAACGCGCGTGTGCCTATCCACGTGATGCCTCTGCTGCACCAGTTTGCGGCGGTTGTGTCGGAGAATAGCGCGGCCTGACCGCAGGAGTGACCCACCATGGCAACTGACCAGTATGCGGTTGGATTCGTGTTTATCGACAGTCAACTCCTAGCCGAAGAGTTGACTTGCGACCTTGAGTACGACCCGAAGAACAATGTCGTGGTCACTCAGCAAAAGGGATTCGCTGGTATCACGATGGGCGCGGGAGTCTTCACGGCTACAGTGTCGAATGCGATTCCGCGCGCGGGACTTGAGGTTGACTTCTACAAGCTAGCAGCCGACCGAACTCCTGTCGAGTTCATCGTGCACGCCGCTGGTAAGAAGCGAATCAGCAAGGGGTTCATCGGACCCGTGCGCGAGAAGTTCGGCACGGACCAGTCCAGCACGCTTGACTTCACGTTCACGGGCGAAGAGCCTACCGTATCGTAATCTCGATACGGATATCGGCATGTCGATAGAATGTAACCTATGTGTTTATTCCGCCACGGGTTTTCTAAACACATAAGATAAGGGTTGCCTAAACTCACGCGGTTGCACACAGCTCGCACCTGTTTCAGTTTAGACAACACTCCACCCGTTCGGCTTCGGTCGCGCGGTTCGGCGGGGTTGTTCCTGCCTGCTTGCCTGTACGTTGCTAGCGACGTGCAGGTGTTTGCCTCTGGGCGAAAATCGCTCTGCCGGTCTGTACCCGGCCGAACACGGGGCGGTACCGTGCGGGGGCTCCACTACATGATAGCACGCTCGGGGCTATAACCGAGCAACGTTCGCGCATCATCGCGCGAGCATGGCATGCACGTATGTCCCATGGGAGGAAACGTGGACGTAGAACGCATGCTCACAGCCCGCCCGCAAGTTGGCGACCAGTCCCCATCACCCGAAGTGTCTCCTAGTGAGACGCTTAGGATTCTTGCCGCGACTGAACCGCCTAGCGAGGTGCTACCGTTCCCGCGTCGCAATGACAAGGGAGAGCCCGCGTTCGAGTACCGAATGCGTGTTCTGACACAGTACGAGATTGACTTGTGCTGTGCTAATTCGGAGCAGTACTCGCGCAAGCTACTCCAGGGACAACTCAAGATTACGGACGAGCAAGTCAAGCACGTCCGAAACGAAACGTGGCGAGACGTGTACGAGAACGCGAAGCTGATTGAGCTTCTGTTCACGGCATGTCGCGACAAGGACGACCCCAAGCGCAAGCTATTCGACGCTCCGGGGCAACTCCGAAAACTGCTCACTGCCGACGAATGTGCTGCGCTGTTTCAGGCATACCAACTCGTGCAGGGAAAGTATGGCCCGCTGTGGTCGCAACTTTCGGACGAGCAGATTGAAGAGTGGATTGACCGCATTGTGAAGGGCGCGGACTTGCACCCTTTATCGCAATTGGAACCCGTAGCGCTAGCGATGCTGGTAGTTGGTATGGCATACCGAATTCGCGCCTTGAGGACCGGCACTGGCTCGTCTGGTTCGGACTCAAGCGATGGTGCGCTCGTGAGTTCCCCGAGTCCAAGTGAGACCGTAAGCGAGTAGACGCTAGATGCCAGAGCCTATCAAAATCTCGTTCATGACCGTGGGCGAGAACGAAGCCGCGCGCGCATTCGACACCGTGGAGAAGCGTGTGCGCAAGCTACAGGAAACGGAGAATAGGCTCACTCGGTCAAGGCAGACGTCTAGGCGTGTCGGTGCCGCAGTGGATACCAAGTCGGAGGAGGCTGCGGCTAGTAGGCTGAATAAGATTCGCGAGCGGTCTGCACTCATGGCTGGCAAGATAGCAGAGCAACAGGCGCGTAAGGAGATTCGAGAGGCGGAGAGAGCGGCGAAGGAGATTGCCCGCATTCAGAAGCGAGAGGCGCAGAAGACAGCGAACGAAGTAGCCTCGATAAAGAAGCGTTCGGATAAGCAGATGTCACTCGTGGCTGGCGCTGGTGCGCGCGGAGTTCGCGCTGGTATCGGGTCGCTTGCAAATATCGGAGCCGGTTTAGTTGCCACGGGCGGCGGCGCTATGATTGGCAATGCTGTAATTAGCAATCTGCAGTTGCGCAGGCAAGCCGCATTGCTGGTGAACTCCAGCCGCGACGTGGACACTGGTAACGCAACACAGAGCGCCACCGGTCTAGTGTCTACTGCGCAGGGTGTGGCAGGCAAGTACGGATTTGGTGCGAACGAAGTCATGCAGAGCATGGCTAACGTGTCAGCGCGTGGCGGTGGTGCTCCGTCTCTAAAAGCATACAAGGAAGACCTTGACGATATCGCTGCTAGCGCCAAGGCGTTTGGCGTAACGATGGAGGACACTGGTTCGGTTTATGCGGCTATGATGAATGCCGGTGTCAAGCCGGGGAAAGAGGCGCGCGACCTGTTTACTGACCTAATCGCGCAGGGCAAGATGGGCGCAATTGAGATGGCGGACCTTGCCGGTGAAGCCGCGAAGCTATCGGGCAAGGCTGGCATGACGAACATCAGCGCTCGTGACCGTGTGGCGCAGTCCGTGGCATTCGCTCAGATTGCTGCCCGCGCACAGGTGTCTCCGGAAGAGTCGCGCACCGCATTATCGGACGTGATTCGGGATATGTACACTGGCGGTAGCAAGTTTGAGTCTGCTGGCACGAAGGTGTTTGACCAGTCCGGTATGGTTGGCAATCTTGCGGACATACTGCCAACCATCATCGATACCGCTAACACGAAGGGATACGGCGGTCAAAAGGGCCTGAAGAGCATCCTTGGGAGAGGTAAATTCTCCGGCACGTCCACTGCCATCATTACCGAACTGAACAAGCTCTACATGGGGGCGGGCGGTGGTGAGGCTGGAAAGAAGCGAGTGCAGAAAGAGATTGCTACTTTCTCGGGAGCGCACTTGGCTGGCGGCGAACGCGACAAGGCGCTGGCCGAGGTCATGGGCACGGACTTGGAAAAGACCAACGTGGCCCTAGAGCAATTCAAGACTAAGATTGGCGAACTGACACCCAAGATTGCCGAACTATTGCCCGGCATGCTGAATGTCACTAAGGCATTCGCAAACTTCGCTGTGTGGGCTGGGCAGAATCCTTGGCAGGGAGCGGGTGTTGTGCTGTCTGCTAGTATCGCCAAGGAAGTAGCCAATGCTGGGCTTGACGCTGCATTGAAGACTGGCGTTGGTAAGGCATTCGGCTCAATAGGCACAATCGCCATGGTGGCGACGGCCGTGTACCTAACTGGTCAGATGATTATTGACAAGTCGTTCGAAGAGAACGACAAGAGAATTTTCGATACCGCATCGGCGGGCAATAGTCAAGACCGCGCTAGGCAGATGCTTGCCAGGGGTAGTAAGGTGAACCCTGAGTCGGCGCTTGAACTCGCCGGACAACTAGATGTCCAATCTGCGGAAGCGTCCAAGCGCGCCGGTGCTGGCACCAGTGTGCTGAAACAGATGTTCGGCGGGTTGGCTGCGGGGTATGGCGCTGTAACTGGCAACAAGGATATCCAGGAGACAGTCCAACAGGACGTGAAACGAGAGGCGAGAACTCAGGTTGAGAATGAGGCGACGGCTGCGTCTGCAAAGGAACTGGCCGATGCCTTGCGCGCGGCGGCTGCGGCTGCTAAGGAGTTCAATCCGGGCAGCGGCGGTCCCAACCGCTCCGGTGCTCCCGCCGCAACCTCCCCCTCCGCTCGGTCGGGTATTCAGTGACCGACCCGTCCCAGCCCCGCTAGCAGCCTGGAAACGAACCCGCGCGCAGGCTGGCGATAGCTAGTGGCAGGTTCGGTCCTGACGCCATCTAGGAGCCGTTGCGCATCGGCAAGGGCCATCTGTAGTTCGTGCGTGTCTCGCATGGGGACCAGAATAGGGTCGCGGTCGTCGCGTGGGTAGGCCATGAGATACAGTGTCGCGCCATGGTCTGAGACGTGGACAGTCACGGTTAGCCGCGTGCTGTACAGTCCGTTCACGGACGCTACGTTTGCGTCTAGTTCGCGCACGGCTGCCTCGTTTTACCCCCGTCGATAACGCGCAGGAATGGGGCCATCGTGGCCCGATACTGTTCCTTCGCTTCCTCGGTACCGGCGAACACAATGGGCCTGTCTCGCTTCGGTTTTGGAAGCGCATCCACTGCCGACTGAATCTCGGACAGTGCCGCGATTAGTTCGACCGCGCTAGCGAACGAGACAACGACGGGAGAGCGACCGTTGGTGAACGCCGCAAGGTCCACGCACGCGGCTCCGTCGAATTCAACGCGCAGGCTAACAGACACGTGAGAACCGCCAAGCCCCGGAATTTCGATAGTGCTCATACGGGCAAGATAACCACGAGATAGCATGCCGTCAAGTCCCTACGATATCATGTCCGGGCTCCTAGACCTTTCCTTCCGAGGGGTCAGTGTGCCGTGTCAGCTTCATACGTTGGACTTCTCGCATGCGCAAGTGGAGCATAACCAGCCTGGAGTGGACGGCGGGAACGTTGAGGACATGGCTCGCAAGTCCGCGAAGATGTCTTTCCGCGTGCCGTTCCACAACCTGATAAGCTGGCCTAAGAAGCTATATCCGGACGTGTTCCGAGACTTCTGGAATGCATGCCTAGACCGTAGCGTCGGGCCGTTCGTGCATCCTGAGTTCGGTGAATTGGATGCCAAGGTCGAGAACTTCAAGGTAACGTTCGATCCGAATCTACGCGACGGATACGACGTAGATGTGTCGTTTATCGAGTCCACGGAAAACGGAGTCACTGTATCGGACAACCCGATTGGACCAGTCACGTCCGCGTTGGCACTCATGCAGGACTTCCTAGCAATCTCGGGGAACATCGACCCGACTCCTACGTACGATGACGGCTCCGGTGATGACCCACTAACCGCTCTGAAGAAACTACAGGGAGCGCTACTACTTGCGCAACTCAGCGTGCAGGACAAGTTGCTTCAGGTCTCACGTGTGACCGGCGCAATCAATAGCATGCTAGACACGGTCGACTCTGCTACTAGCGCGGATGCCTGGCTTGGTCGTGATATCCTCGCCACCATCGCGGGCAACCTGCAAGACACGGCGGACAGTCTTGGTGTGACGCAATCGAAAAAGAAGATTGACTACGTGGTAGCAGCGCAGGATATCATCCCACGCGACGCCGCTTCCCGTGCGGGCATGAGTGTCGAGGCGTTCTACAAGCTCAATCCGCGCGCCGCGTCTAAGCCTATCATCGCGGCCGGTAGCGAATACTTCATCGAGGTCGGCTAGTGGTCCTAGAGCTAGCCAAGTTCGTGCTCGAGGATGGCACCGAACTATCTGGGTGGGATTCCTACTCTATCGCATCGGACTTCCTTACCCCGACCGATGGCTGGTCTGTGCAGGTGTGCGGGCGCAACAAAATTGACCAGTTCTTGTCTCTGCTACAGCCCGATACGAAGGTGCAAGCGTGGGTTGACGGGCAGCGCGTGCTCACCGGCTTCGTGGATAGCACGTCAATCCAAAGCGACATGAGTGGCACGCGCCTGACTGTGCAAGGTCGCGACATCCTGAAGCCGCTGTGTAAGGCGAACATTCACCCGTCGTTTCGCGTCAAGGGAATCACGCTGGCCGATATGGTCGCGAAGGTCATTGACGCATACTACATGCAAGACAAGCCCGACCTGTACTACGACAACGAAGCGAACAGACAAGTCCTAGACCTGAAGCCGGGCAAGGGCAAAGACCGTAGCGCGCAGCAAAAGAAGGTAATCGACTACTGCCAAGCGCACCCGAACGAGGGCGCATTCGAGTTCGTGTCCCGCAACCTACGCCGGTTCGGACTTTGGATATGGGCTACAGCGGACGGGAACATCGTTATCGGCGGGCCCGATTACGCGCAAGAACCAAGTTACGAGATTCAACGGCACACGGACCAGACTGGCACGGGGTACATATCAGCCACGTACGGGCGGAACCTATCCAACGTCCCTACCTATCTTGAAGTGCGCGGCAAGTCTACCCAGAAAGAATGGGACAAGAAGACCGTGGCAGGCTGGGCGCAACCGTGGCTAACCCAGTATGGCGAAGTCGTTGTGAGCGGTCGAAAGCCAGACTACGCACTATACAACCAACGTTCTAAGTGGTATATCGAGCCAGCGTACATTCAGCACGACCAAGCCGAGACATCGGAGCAGGCGCAGGACTTTGCGTTCCAAGAGATGACTCGACTGCGGCAGGATGAAGAGTCGTACACGGTAACCGCGATTGGTCACAGGGACAGAGCGACTGGCAATCTGTTCGCGGTCGATACCACGGCAAACGTAAGCGACCAATACTGCAACGTGGAAAAGAAGATGTGGGTATCGTCCCGCACATTCCGCGGCTCGGTGGATGGCGGTACCACGACTGAACTAACGCTGCAACCGCTGTATTCGATTCAACTCTCGGACATCGACGTGCCCTAAGCACATGAGCGCCTATGACCTCGCCGGACTAGTTGACATTCTGCCAGTCAAGCGAAGCGACTTGATTGGCGACAATCAGTCCACGATTGGCGTATTCCTGTCCGAGCCCGAGCGCAGTCCAGATGACCCTATCAAGCCGGACTCCGACGAGAGCGCGCCTATCGATTGGTGGCAGCACTACGGGTTCCTGTCGCGCCCACCGGCCAACGCGGAAGTGCTAGCGCTGCGCGTTGGCGCTCAGGTGTTCGGAATCGCATCGCGCGCGTTGGCTAGCGTGGCAGCGTTCGGAAAGATGGGCGAGGGCGATGTTGCCCTGTACTCGATTGGCGGGAACCTGATTCGGTTACAGGCTAACGGGGCTATCAACGTGCTTGTCCCAACGAAGAACGGAAAGCAACTAGTCGTGCGTCTAGACCCTAAAGGCGCTGGCGAAATCAAGATAGTCAACGGCGCTGGGATGGCAATCGAGTTCTCCGAAGAGAATGGACTAGTGGTCAACGCTGGGCAGAAGGACGTAACGTTCGCCTGCCGCAACTTCCAAGTGATTGGCGCGGCTACGAACTTGAACACGGCATCGGTGAAACTCGGGGTGAGTGGAGCTAAGCCATTGGTCGGAACGGCAGCTAGCCCACAGGTATTCGGTTGAGCCTATGCAAGTTCGCATTCCCCTTTGCCATCCGTCTGCCGTCTCTGAATATCAGTCTGCCCGCACTCAAACTTCCGTCGTTTTCACTGGAGATACCGGAACTCAATATCAGCATTCATATCTCGATACCACTCCCGAGCCTTTCAATCGAGTTGCCGGTACTCAAACTCCCGTGGTTCTCGCTGAAGATTCCGGAGTTGAACATCGATATCTCAATCAGCATCCCGCTGCCATCGTTGGCAATCTCGCTTCCCACGCTGAAACTGCCGTGGATATCTCTACCACCTTGCCCGCTCGACGCCCTGTGAGATGACATGACTACTGGCGCAGGATTCGAACCACTAGGAACTTCGCCTGCCGGAATCGGAGAACCTATCATCTCCGCCGCGCTGGTCATTACCGGATACCAACGCAGTACGCTAGGCACTGTTTCCAGCGTGCTAATCAATGGCCTTACGAAGGACTACGAGTACGACTCCGCTGGTAACGAGGAGGGCATGGGCGACACAAGGCAGCGAGTATACATGCTAATGGCCGAAGAGTTTGGTTCGCGCCAGTGCTCGCCTAAGAGCGGATTCTCTCGCCCGCCCACGATTGGCGGAAACTTCCGCCAGGATATCGAAACACGAGCACGCGCCGCATTGGCTCCGGTGCTATCCGATGGCTCTGTAAGACTGGACCGAGTAGACACTGAATCCGCAGCAAACTCGGGGCTGGCTTACATCGTTTGGACGAACCTGCGCACGGGCGTTCAGGACCGTGTATCTGCACCCCTGAGGCAATAGTCGAGGCAATAGGATGACCATCACACGAGTCGTGCTACCATCGCTCGCGGACCTTCGCGGGAAGATTCTAAACGACATTCGACGGCTCAAGATTCGTGCGGGTGTGGCGCGTCCTAACATCGCTCCCGGTAGCGAGTCATACGTAAAGGCCGAAGCCGTTGGTGCTACTGCATTGGAGATTCATGCGAAGGTCGGTGCGCTTCAAGATGCGACGATGCCTGACTCAGCGGAAGCCGACGACCTGGAAAGACTCGCGTCTGTTTGGAAGGGAATCTCTAAGCGCTCGGGGGCAGGTGCGACAGGTAACGTAAAGGTCCAGTGCACTGGCTCTGTTACGTATCTGTCTGGCTCGGAAGGCACTACGCCAGACGGTCTTAGGTACACGGTAGTGGCTAACACTGTCGCAACGAACGGCTCTCTTGTGGCCGTGCGTGGTAAGGACGTTGGGAAGCGCACGAACAAGGACTACGGGACGGCGTTCACCTGGACGTCTCCCCCGTCCGGTTCTGCCGTTGCCGCTACCGTCGACCTTGGTGGACTCACGGGAGGCACTGACCCGGACACGGATGCAACGCTGCGCGCTCGACTTCAGGACGCACTACGGCACCCCGCCGCGGCTGGCTCATGGGCGCACTATGCGCAGTGGGCGGAGGAATCTGGCGCTGGTGTAGAAAAGGCGTTTGTGTACCCGGCTGCACAGGGGCCGGCTACCGTGCACGTTGCCCTCACGCGCGAGGCAATCGCGGACACGTACTACACACGAGAATTGACCGCTGCGGCTATCAATGTGGCCGCGCTCGCCATGGTGGGGCAGTCACCGGAGCACGTTGACCTGACGACGACGACGGTAGCAGACGTGGACACCACGCTTGTGCTCAAGTTGTCCCTGCCGTTGCACAAGATTGACGGAGGTCCTGGAGGCGGGTGGAAGGACGCGCTGTCGGTACGCTGGCCCTCGGTTGGGACTACCCCATACGCGACCTACCTAGCAGCGACACCGTCTGTTGCTAACATACTGCGCATCACCGGATACACCGCGCCGGTTGCGAACGCGCAGATTGCCGTATGGTCGAATAGCCGCAAGAAGTTCGTGCACGGGAAGATAAAGTCTAGCACGCTCGTGTCCGGAACCACGTATGACGTGACGCTGTTTGCTGCGGTGGATATCTCAATCCTAGCGTCCGGCGATTACGTGTCACCCGACGCCGAGAAGTTGGACGATTATGGTAAGACCGTGGCAGAAACATTCGCGGCACTTGGTCCGGGAGAACTTACGACGAATGCAACCATACTCCCTCGCGCATACCGTCGTCCGCGCACGTTTGAGTCCTGGCCTGCGCAGTATACGAGCCGAGATTTGGGTGCACTGTCTAACGCACACCCCGAAGTGGCACACTGCTCTGTTGCCAACACGACGCTGCCAATCACGCCAGCCGTTGCCACGCTCGTAACTGACCCTCCGAACGTGCTTGTGATTGGCAAGTTCGCAGTATACCCGCTCTGAGAATAGCTCGAGGAAACTATGGGACTACCTACCACGCTTGACCCGACCGCGGACTTCGGGCTGCCGTATACCGATTATGCTCCGCAGGCTAATCCTGAAACGGACCTACTTGCGGAGAAGTACGAGAACCTGTGTATCGCAGTCGCGGCCATGACGCACACGGCACCCCGCGCGTGGGTTGTGGTATCTGGTGCGGCGGCTGCGGGGACTGGTTCTAGCATGGTTGTCGACCACGCGGCAATGTGGGGAGATACGTCCAGCGTAAGGCCTGCCGTTGTGCGTTCGGCAACGGGGGCTTACACTATCACGTGGGCATCGTCGTATGCCGACCTAAACCCCACCACGGCCCGGCAAGTAACAGCGGCAGTATCACTGCGCACGGCCAAGTTGCAAGCACATGAGGCTGGCAAGGGATTCGTTACCGTGAGTGGCAACGTCGCTACCGTCACGACGTATACAACGGCAGGAACAGCGTCGAACCTCAAGCACACAGTTTGGGTTTACTAACATGGGCTCTTTCGGTTGGAAGTCGCCATTCCCCTTGCGCCTAGGCGGAAGTGGACACGCTTCCGTCGAGAACCTGTATAACTCAATCCGAGCAAACACGGGTACAGCGCTAAGCGATGAAGAGGACACTGCTACTGTTGCAGAGGACAAGGCTTTTGCTCGCGCGCTGCACCATGCAGACATGGCGATTGAGCGATATCGTGAGCAGTCGGACCCGCGCAACTTCACGCAGATACTAGAGCGGTGGGAAGCAATCTTGGGACTCGGCGTGTCGTCGACCATGACTGACTCCGACAGGCGCTCACAAGTTGCCGCGAGACTGCTAGCAAACACGGCCGCAACATCGGAAGGTGTAAACAAGATTGCGCTTCAATCGTTCTATCCGTGGCAGGCGTGGAGCGTGCTTACGGACCTGTCTAGCGCGGTCCTGTGCTGGCCCGGTGGTACGACGCTCACCGGCTATCCGTGGTACTCGACTATAGCCAACGTGTGTATCGAATACGTCCGTCCGGCTGCCGCAACGCAGGACGAAGTAGACACGCGCAGGTCGGCTTGCGCCGCGTCACTTGAGGAATGGTTGCCAGCATGGGCTACGTACACACTGAGCGAGACGCAATCCGCGGGGGCGCATGCGCTATCGTTTGGATTCTACCTTGACCAGCCGAATCTTGATGTTTCGGCGTTTGGAGTGTAACAGATGGCAGCACTACAGAGAGCCAAGTCGGCCGGGTTTGGGGCCAATGAAGTCCTGACATCGACACAGGCTAATACGATTGACACCAACGCAGCGGCTGGAGTTGCACGGGCGTCTACGGTGAGCGGAGCCAAGGCGATGCCGTTGGCGTTCGCCGGATTCTACGGCAGCTCCGCGACCGTGTATCAGGTGCTCAACGGTCAGGCATACATGAATATCACGACGGCAACCGCGACGTCTAGATATGTCAGCTTCGACCTGATTGGATTGCCGAAGGGGCACGAGCTGTATCAGACCATCGTTCGACTGAAGGCTGCTGTGGGACACGCGGGCCAGCCTGCGATATTGCCCCACGCAACGGTCTACTCAATTGGTACATACGGAACGTCGTCCGTAGTTGGAACGGCATCGTGGACGTGGACGACGACGGCTGCATATGAGGCTACCGGAGGCATCTCGCTATCCGTTGATACCATTGGGCACACCATCACGTCGAACGTGTACCGCGTACAGTTGCGCGGAGAGACTGGCGCGAACGCGGCAGGACCGCTGTATATCAAGTCGCTTATCTGCGCTGTCAACGTGGACAAGGCTTCGGGCGGAACAGACTTCACGTTCTGGAAGTGACCTGGAATATACATGGTAAGCATAGTCAGAAACACACAGTGGCCGTTCGCTGGCGACCGCGTGACGTTGACGGCAACAGGCATGACCGGCAATCGTGCGCGCTTTGCACTGCTGTCCAAGCCGCCGGCCAGTGTATTGGAGCTGTATGACAGCGACGCGCAAGCACCGTACTTGGCTGGCACCGAGAAGACAGCGGATATCACTCCAGATGTCGATGGCACGTATTCAATCGGCGTAGGCGACTTCACCGTGTCGGCCAATCCGCCAAACTACAACGGCGATGGCAGCACAGGTGCCAGCATCGGCATCGAGACAGTAAGCACGAATGCGACCGCGAACTACGTACTCCGGGTGGGGCGCGTGATGCAGAGGCAAATCGGGTTCGCGCCGAACGCATGCACGGTCACAGTCAAAGCCCACGGAGATTCGGCGCTATCCACAACTTCCGGCATCATGACGTACAAGGCTGGGGCATCCTACGCTCCGACGCTCACTGGCGCGACGACGGACGCGGCAAAACAGGCGCTTCGTGCTAGCGCGGTAACGGCGCAGATGGCTGCGTTTGGCGCAAGCGGATATGCTGGCACGAGTGCGCTTGTCTCGTGGTCTACGCTGCTTGGGACGTCGGACAGTCTCAAGCACATGTCCTGGTTGGGTTTGCGCTTGGATTCGCACATAGCCTCTCCGTTCTGGCCTGTGCATCGTTTGCGGGATACGGCGACGGCATCGACAGTGTCCACGGCGGCAATCGGAACAAACTTGGCGTCGTGCATTACTCGGCTGAACGACTGTCGCATTGCGCAACTCAACCACTACACGGACACAGTCTCGCACTCGGTGACTGCCACGGCAGGAGTGCCAGCGGTACTAGGCGGGGGCTCGTTCGCGTCTGCGGCAACTCAAGTGCGACTGCTCGCCGCGGCGCACAACACACACACAAGCACAACTTGGACGGCGCTCGGCACGGAAAGCTACGTGCACTATCCGCCTGGTGCAGCGTGGCAGACAGTCGTGACGTCGTCGGTTGCAAACACTGGAGCGCTTGCCACGCGAACGCGAACGCTTTGCCAGGGGCACACGCGGCACGTGTTGCGATACTGGTCTACCGGTGCGTCAAACATCGTGAATCTGGGGTATCACTTGGGCGGCACTGCCACCGGCACGGCTACTGCTGCACGAACCAACGAATGGGGGACCGCTGGCAATCGTGTTGGATACTTCCCCGCCACTTATGCGGACGTGCCCAGGTTCGTCAATGACTGCCTTGATGTACTCGGCGCGCACGCTGGAAACAAGACAATGGCCGGAGTCGTTACCAACGCTCATGGTGTTGCGGACGCTGCGGCAAAGACCGACGACATCCCACGCGCAAGCGATCAAGAGTCCGCAGTGCTCGCGTTCGAGGCGTTGGAGAAGCGTTTTCTGGCGCACATTTCGCGAGAAGCGGTGTCGTACACGACTCAGGTTCACGCGACGCTGAATGCCGCTTCGGGGGCAACCCACGCGAATGCGGCGTGGCAATATACGCTAGATGGTCTATCGTTGCTTCATTCGACGTACACAGACGCGCTAGTTGACACCGCTGCAACCGTTCCACCCAACGAAAACCTAGCAGCCTCGAAACTCGTAAAGCTAGGCGGATTCAGGAAGGTCTAACATGGCAAGCGCACGATTCCGAATCGGCACGGCTGCAACCAATTCCGCAGGCACGTCCTGGTCCTGGCGCAGTTACGATGCACCCGCGGACGTTCAAGCTGGTAGCTACTGCAAGGTGTCGCTCGAATCTAACGATGTGTCTACGATTCAGGTAACGATTCCGTCAACGGATGAGCTTAGCACTGCTCCAACTGTAACCACGAATCAGTCGGCTAAGACGGCCACGTTTCGGGCGACTGCTACCACCGGGCACACGTATCTGGTGCGAGTAGTGGTCAATTCTGGCGTGGATTCGAATGGCGACGACGTGGCGGATTACACGAAGCAACTTGGCGTGCATGTACTCACGAGCGGTGGTAAACGACTCCTGGCGATTGGTGAGCGAGACGAGGCGGATAGGACTTGGGGATACTTGCCCAAACTGAACCAGTCTATCCGGGACGTGGCGACACAGACCTGGGGTGTGTCGGCCACAAACGATGTAGCGACCAGCGCGTCTATTGTGGTGACGCCGGGGTATGCTGCGCGTGTGATTGCCACTGTGGTTGTAAGCCTCACGTCGGGATCGGGAGTCTACAGCTACACCGCGGCGGCCAACGCGCAGTGCACGACGGCCGGGACCGCATCGGTCATCGCGTCATCAACTGCGGCGAATGTCATCGGGACAGCCCACGGCTCGCACCAGTGGGCAGCTAGCGCCGGTTCTGTGCATCTGCGTTATCGAGCGACTGGGACGACATCGGTCAACGTAGGAATCCGTTTGGACAAGGTATCTGCGGTGCTCTGAAGCACCAATAACACTAGTAAGGAATCCTCATGGCTACTACCAATTACGTTTGGGAGCGCATCATGGCGCTCGTCGGTCCTATCCGCAGTTTCCAGAACGCCACAAGCGGGCTAGGAGCTACTGCGGGTGCGGCTGCACTCACGCACGAGTCGCGTGCGATTATCGTGCATGGGAACGCCGGGAAACTGAAGGTCAAGTTTGCGGACGTGACTGCGGCTGTGACTATCCCTAGCGTGTCAGCGAATACTATCTATCCGTTTTGCGTGACTCACGTCTACACGGTAACGGGCGGCGCGACTCAAATCTACGCTTACTGGTGAGTGCTAACTAGAGGCGAAACGTAACAAGCGGAAGACAAGGAGTAGCATGCGCCGGTTTATCTACATACCACGTCCCAGAGCAACGATAATCGATTACGATGGGAAGTGTGCCGAATACGACTATAACCGCGGGCTATGCGACTCTGCACTAGCTGTCGGGATTGGTGTGGGTCTGACTTGGTGTGGTGGTGGTGGTATCGCCCCCGCCACGTTCACGACCACAAAACAGCTCCAATCGTGGGTAATCAAGGCCACATCCGGCACGGTCTACACGTTTTTGTGGGGCGACGGGACCAGCACGGTAACGACCGCCACGGGGGCGGACCAGACTATCACGCACAATTACGGCAGTGCGGGGACGCGCGCGATTACGTTTCAGCCGAGCGACCCCACCAGGGTCCTCGCGCTCAACTGCGCGTCGAATGGGCTGATCGGCGCATTTCCAAGCGTTCGTGCGCTGACGAGCCTGACGCAGCTGCATTGCCACACCAACCAACTCACAGTGCTGGACGTGAGCGCGCTGACGAGCCTGACGTATCTGCATTGCGCCGTCAACCAACTCACAGTGCTGGACGTGAGCGCGCTGACGAGCCTGACGCAGCTGTATTGCCACACCA